GAGATCGACCAGTTCCAATTGGACTTGATGCAAGTGGACCCGACAGACAAGGATTACGAATCCCAGGTTCGGGCGAAGCACAACTTGGCCTTGGCCGCAGGCATGTTCTATCAGCGGGTGACCAACAAGGTAGCGGGCTACATTCAAGACTTCACGACTAAACGGGACCAGCCCAATGTATTGCCCGATCCGACCCAGGAACTTCTGAATTATTAACATGAGCTACGAACCTGGAATTCAACAAAGCCCGTGTGGTTGCGATCATAAGTCTCACAACGGAATTTGCGGGCGACTTACGGATACAACGTGTGCCAACCCGATGCCTTTCTGCAAGCCGTGCATGACTAAACACCCGAAACAAGCCCGATACAAATCTAAGATCACAACGACCCTAAAAGATAACTCTAAAGAGGATTTATGACTGAAACGATTGCCACCCAAGAACCTGTTGCCCCCAAAGAAGTTCGATACGAGTACCAGCCGACCGAAAACGGGGTCGCACTCGGCGGAAAGCAAGTAATCATTTATGACGGCACGCCCGAAGATTTAGGGGCGAAGATGGCCGCACAGAATTCCGAGCTTATTAAGCTCAACCGCCGACTCAACAAAGACCTTCGGCTATCGAGTTCCACGGTTGACCAGATTCCAGACAATATCTCGCGCTTCGATGAATCGAAGTATGACCTGAAGCCCGAACCTTTGACCGCTGAAGAACGGATTCAGTTGGCGAGCGATATCAACGATCCCGAAAAGTTTGATAAAGCCGCCCAGCGGATTGTGCGGGCGCAGATCGGCGATCCGGAGGTCCTGCGGACAAGATTGTCCCGCGTTGAACAGCGCCTTGACCGAGCAACGGTCCAAGAAGAAGCGATTGCGTTTAAGAACGCGACGCCCGAATATTACCCGTGTGCGGGAAATCTCCAGACACTAGCCGCGTGGATGCAGAAGAACAACCTTGACCCAGTTAAGGAAAACTTCCAGTTTGCTTTCGAGCAACTGAAAGAATACATGACTCCGAAGCCCGAGCCCGTTGTACAGAAAACGGAGCCAGAACCGACCCCTCAGCCCGCGCCACAGCCTGCACCGAGGCCCGTAAGTTCCGGCTTGACCCGCTCGAACGGGTCCGACAGCGGCCCAGCACCGAGTATTGGAATTACCCGCGCCGAGATCGATAAGATGTCGGGCGACGAGTACGGGAAACGCCTGAAGCATGAACGAGGTTTCAAGGAAAAAGTTGAGGCTCTTGACCAAGCGGAAGCGCAGCGTCGGCAGGCGAGGGCGTAATGGCCGATATTGGTATTGTCACGGAAGAATTCGACACCTTCGCCGAAAAGATGGCCTTTAGAAAAGGTCTCACCTACAAGAACGATAACAACATTGACGTACTTGATATTGCGGGCTTCCACAGCGATGTCACAAACGAACGCGGCAAGTACGAGTGGTCCTTGGGCATTCAAAAGTAATGATTCGCCCGTATGAATCTCGGGATTTCGCGGATGTTGCGTGGCTGAATTCCACAAGCTACGTTTCGCCTTGTACGGAAAACGAATTACGGGCGAAGATTGGTTCGGGCAAATGCTGGGTGTTCGAAGATAGCCCGATAGTTATCGGAGCTTTGATTACTGAAAATAGATTGTCAATCGATCCTTACCGCCCCGGATTTGCGTTCGTCTGGAGCGTAACAGTCGCCCGTAATTGGCAAAGGCGGGGAATCGGAACCGCGCTTCTCAACGAAGCCAGTAAGACGTTTCCCGAACTCTGGCTACATACCGAGCCTTTCTCCGATGGCGAGCGATTATATACGAAGATCGGCTGGATGCCCGCCAAAACGGAGTTCGACTACTACGGGCCCGGAGCCGATGCTGTTCTGATGGTGAAAAGAAATGTGGACGTTTAACATCAAAGCCGGGAAAGTATTCCATAACGGAGAATTCTTTTCTACGGGTTGGTCCGGGCATAATGTTCGGGGCGGAGTTCAAGGGCGCAACAATCCCGCGACTCAGGCCGTTAAGGACATCGGATCATTGCCCGTAGGAAAGTACACGGCGGGCGCGGCATACGATAGCCAGAAGACGGGGCCTGTAACAATCCCGTTGACTCCCGATCCGAGTAACCAGATGTACAATCGCGACGGTTTCAAAATTCATGGCTGGCAAATCGGGACAGACCCGAACGATCCGTACAATCCGTCGTCTGACGGGTGCATTCAGCAGGCACGCCCGTATCGCGAGGCGATCAATTCGTCGCCCGATAAAGATTGGGAAGTCATCAGTGGAGAATAGAATTCCGGGTTTTGGCAAAGATCAGATTTTATACGTGGCGGAAGATTTTGACGCCCCGATGGAGTTGACAATGCAAGTACCAGTTCCGAATACGAACGAACAGAATTACGCGGGCACGTATCGAGTCCCGCAACCGCAGCACGTTTGTCCGAACTGCGGCCATTGCCCGTGTTGCGGGCGAGGCGGGTATCAGTTCCAGCCGTGGCCCGGATACCCGCAGCCCTATGTTGGCGATCTCCCCGGTTGGATGCAATACGGCCCGACTTGGGGGGCCCTTGTCGGCACGAGCAGCATCGGTAGAGCATACGGCGGCTCGACTCAAGTTTGGAACTAATCCGTTTTCCGTACAAACAGAAGGAGGCGACATGACAATTACCCTTTAGGAGGTAATTCATGCGCACAGAAGAACAGAAGTTCGCGACCAAGCTCCGTAAGGCGGAGGAGCGGGCAAGACATCGCGAGAGAGTTTTCAAGAAACATCCGCCATCGGTTCGTTATGCGAAGTCGAAGTTCAAAAAAGGAACTAAACGTCCTCGCAAGAATCGGAAGCCCGTAACTGTAAAGTTGGGCGTGCAGTAAACATAACGGGCGGGTCGGGAGAATATTGCAAACCCGTAAAATGCACCCGCCCTACAATTTTGAGGTAAAGGCCGGATTGCCCGAACCTCCCCAATTACATGAGGGATTCACCTGGAGTTCTCTGACTCCAAGCCCGCGACGTTATCCGGATTGATAACTTGCCCGCGAGTGTAAGTAGAGCAGCTTCGGCTGAACTTGACCTAAACAGGTGAAACTATGGGCTATAGCCCGAGTTCTAATAACCAGTCAAACCTGCCTCAGTCCACGGTTCGGTACTACGACAAAAAGTTCCGTTAAATGGTTCTTGCGGAATAGGGTCGAAGCTCGTGTGCCAAGAAACAGGAGAACCTGAAGGCACAGACGCCGTTCGTCGCGTGTTCCGAACGTTTGGACCTCCCGATGAAATCTGGTAACCAGTACAACTTGTATCAAACAGGTACCCTCATCGCGTAAGCGATGTTGAATAACGTGGCTATATCGGGGGATAACTCATTGAGTCAATCCCGAGGGAAGTCTAAGTGACCCCGTAGAGACTACACGCCGCGCCCCGGAAACGGGTGATGATATAGTCCGCACTTACGGGCGACCGTAAGAGGTTGGCAGTTATACTTGCCCGCCGCAACAAAATGGATGTATGTTCCCCTCGCGGCCAACACCAGTCAGACGACTGAAGGAACTGTTGGCGCGGGCGTGAGCGTATCTGTACTGAATACCTCGGCGACAATCGGTGAGTTGATTTGCGGCTCACCATAAACTTGACTATATCGGTGGACATCTGCTATAATGGCAGACAATACCGAGCCAAGACTAACCGTTTTACAAGCCTATTAAATAATCCAAAAGGATGGCTAGAATGTCAGACAAATCAAAATATTCGTACCTCGCTGGAATTATTGATGGCGAGGGCTGTTTTTGCATCGGAGCTGGACGACGCCAGAAGTGGGGCGTCATCAACTACAATCCGCAGATATTGGTTGGCAATACGGACCATAGATTGACTGCGTGGCTGAAGGAAAACTTCGGGGGCGTAACTTTTACGCAACGCCCGAATAACCCGAGATGCAAAATTCCGTCTATTTGGCGGTTGTCGAAAAAGAAGGACATGGAACTTCTTATTTTGGCAATCATGCCTTATCTGATAATCAAAAAAGAGCGTGCAATTGTCTTCCTAGAATTTCTACGGCTTCCGCCGACAATGAATCCCGAACGTCGGGAAGAGTTGTGGAAACAGTTGTCGATCTTGAATAAACGGGGAGTAGACGTAGAGACTAATACGTCAAGCAGTTCGGAAAACGAACTGAAGATAGAGTCCGAACTTACTGGTGACAGTAAGAGTGGCCCTGTGGTGACACAGGAGACGGCGACGCCCGTAATGACTGCCTAAAAACAGCATTCCCAAAACACAGTTGACGCTGATTACGCTAACTTCTCCTCGCTGTCCCTCGCGACCGCAATCGACAACACTGTCGAAAACGTCGCCCGAGAGATGGCCTACCGTCTCGGCGAGTCTCTGTCCGCTTTGGTTCGTGCAACTGCGGACGGCGCGAACTCCGTGGATTCTTCGGTCCTGACCAAACTGGCCGCGACCTCGACCACGAGCTTCACGACTCTCTCCCTGACCTACATCCGAAACGCCGTGCAGTCACTTGCCGGACGTTCGGTTCGCCCGTTTGACGAAGCTTCGAAGAACTTTGCGGGCGTTATCCATCCTTTTGCGTTGGGTGACGTGCTTGCAGACAACTCGAACGATTCGCCAATCGATATCCTGAAGCGTACTCCGCAGGGTTACAGCCGCCTGGATGAAATCATCTCGACGGACTTGACCGAAGTCATTGAAATCCCGACTTCCGGCGTAAGCTTCTTCCAGTCTAACTTGGTAACTACCAGCCCGAATTACAATCCGGGAACTGGCGCGGTTACGGGCTTGACTGCTCTGCGTACGTATATCTTCGGGCGCGATGGAATTTTCTCCATCAACCTCGGAGCGCAGGGTGACACTGGGTACGGCGATGGCGAGTGGCGGAATATTCGCTGCAATATCGTCCAGAACGCTACCGATAAGGCTCGGCGTTCTTTGGTCTGCTCCCAGAAATTTGGAGCCTAGCGTGGCAGACCCGAGCGGTCGGTTTTAGGCCCTCGTTAAATCTTCTCTGATTAAGCTGAACCCTGCGATGGGAACAGACTGGAAGCGAAAGCACCAGTAGAGACTGAGCGAGAAGAACACTTTCGAGTGTATGCGACAGTCCGATCTGCAAGGAAATGAATTTGCAGAGGCAAGCGGAAACGACTTGCCCGCCCAAAAGGGTAGTAACAATAATGCTGATTCCGGGATGGACCTCCTTAACAAACTAGGGGCATCGTACAAAGAGTATGATGCGAATTTCCTCTGATTAAGCTGGAAGCTGAGAAGCCAACAGACTGCAAGCAGCGAAAGCGGGCAGCAGTAGAGACTGAGCGAGGAAACGCCTACGGGCGATGCGACAGTCCGATCTGTACGGAAAACGAACGTACAGTTAACACATTGATAGGGTCCATTTCACCACCAGCCTCGGCCCCGATACGACCATTCGTATCCGGGAAATCGATGCTGCCAGCGCCATCAGCTAACCACTTGACAAGAGTGGGTGGTTTGTGGTAAAGTAGTAAATGTGGGGCTATGACCGCGAATGCGGAATACAGGCTTTGCTTCGAGAAGGGGCGGGGTGCCTCATACACTCCGCTCCGACTCACCCTTATGAGGAGGGAATGTGGGAAAATTCAAACAGTTATCGTTCAGTTCCGAGCGAGAGTGCCAAGATAAAGTTCTAGAGTTCTTGCGGGCAAATCGTAGCCGCAATGAAATATCGGTTCGTACCGGGCAGACCCCGGAAACCATAGAATTGTGGGCCAAGGACTGGCGGGAATCCGGACTCTTGCCCAAACCCAAAAGAATTGCTATGGGCGATATTCATGCCGCCCGACTAGCTTCCAACGGCTATTACAAATGCCTTCGGAAGCGGTACAATAGCATGATTTGGACCGACAAGATCAATAATCGCGAATTCGGATTCAAGAGTCCAGTAGAAGCTGTTCCGTATTTCTTGGATAAAGGCGAGCCTCGGCCATGCGTTTACTGCGGAGCCAAACCGCCCAAAGGCAAAGTTTGGGGTCTGGATCGAGTTGATTCGGCGCTCGGACATATCCCGTACAATTTGGTGCCTTGCTGCGGAGACGGCAGCCAAATGTCCTGCCAAGCCAGCAAGTCTAAGTATCCGCTTCGAAGTTGGCTAGCCATTACAATTGCCCGAGCTTTCGGACGACCCGCAACGCCCGAGGAGATTGAAGATCGCGCTCAGGACATCGAGAATACGGCCAAAGAAATAACGATCTTTTCGTCCCTTGCATGAAACGTCTCCTAACCGCCGCCCTGATTTTGCTCGCCCTGTTTTGTATCGGGCAACGGGCGATCATCATCGAATACGAGCGTGACATAGATCAACTGCACCAGGAACTCAAGCCGTCTGCGGGCGTCGAGAAACCTCCGGCCTGCTTTGACGAAGATTAGCTTGACAACTTTCGGGCGATTTGGTAAGATGGGTTTGTTCGGGGAAAACGAACTGGTGGAGGCGGCAAACCTGCTGCCCTAAAGTTTGGGAGGTCTCCACAGGTTGCCGCTGGGGAAAACCCGCTTCTTCGGAAGCGACTGAAGAAAGCCAAGGTCGCGAAACGACGCAGGAGTGGGGACTTAAGAACGAGGCGTCGGCACACGCCTACTCCCAATTAAAGTTTGCTCAGTTGAAGTGCTGTTAAGACGTGCAAGACCGGGCTTCGAAGCCCGCAGGTCCACCAGATCGCCCGTTAAGTCGGTCGGAAAACTTGACTTCGGGTTTGGCTGCCAATATTTGCAAATTGGTAACGGGCGACGTGACGGGCCTGAAATGGATTCGATTGCGCGGACGAGATAGCATGGATGGGCACGGATGCTGTGGCCACGTTACGGACACAGAAATGCTAAACGCCAAGCCTCTTGCTATGGCTGCTGCGGCCTAAAAAGCTGCTGGGGTTGTTCGGGCTTCCTAGCAACAGAATAGCCCGTAAAGTTTGAGTTTGCGGGCGTCCAAATTGGGACGATACGCTTAGAGAACCGAAGTCCACAGCGGACGGGAAGCGTTAGGTTCTTGCCCGCAATAATTACCGAGGCTCGGAGGCTAAACCTTATGGCCTATCAATCCAAATATCCGCAGACCGAAGAAGTTCAACAGAAACTAATCAAATGGGGCTGGTGCGACACTCTTGGCCGCCCGCTATACTGGAAGACTGTTTACGAAGACCGACGCGAACGCCGTATTCTTACCACCTAGTACGGAAAACGTATGACTTTCGAAGAATGGGCAGATCGGCTTGATCTTAGGGCGGGGGCCTTCGAGCAATTTCCGCCCGCAGGAATCAAAGACCCGTGGCGCTGTGACGGCCCTTGCAATCAGTTGATGTACGGGCAAGCTCGCGATCATAACTGGAACTACCCATCGCCCGAAGGCGTTCCGACAGGCTATTTCTTGTCCGAAGAATACCCGCGAGTCTGCGACATCTGCTGGACATTATACAGCGTCCTGAAAGACCGAAGTTACTGGACGACCTTGCTCGCAGAACGCAGCAAATCTTATAGGAAATTAACCAACGGCGGCAACTATCTCTCAACGTAATGCGGAAAAGGAACACAAACAAGATTGCTCGCGGGTGCTGGGTACGGGCCTACTCTTTGGAGTCTTTGCGTAAGTTGGCTCGGGAGAAATGGTCGGGCGTGCGTATCAGAAAAATTAAGTCCGTAAAATAATGTTCGAAGTCAAACCAAATTTCTTCACGAAAGCCGCCACAGCACCCGCGCCGACGATGGCCCAGGTAATGTTTACGAACGACCCGAAGTATAGACGTGATTTCGGGCGATGGCTGTACCAGAACTTTGACGAGCTTGCCCGAGAATACAAGACTCACGAGCGATTCCTTTCTTTAGCTGAAATCCAAGATACTGATTCTCCTTTAGACCTTACATGACCTGCCCGCACAAAACAATTCGCCGAATAATCAGTAATGCGATTCTCGGCTATTGCCTACGATGCGGGCAGATACTTCGAAAATCATAAGTTTAGTTCGGGCGACCGGAGCGCATGGTTGGATTACCACCGGATGCCTGAGCTAATGCCTGTTCGCTACAGGCTCTCCCCGCAGCCCGTGGGTATAATGACGGGTAAGCAGGCATCTTAGCGGGTGCCCGTGCCATTGTCGCTTGATCCGGCAGGAAACATAGTGGCGACCTCCGCGAACTTGCCCGAGTTCATTTTCCGTATTGCGTCTATAGCGCCGTCCGGACGGAGGTAACTTTCTAAGAAACTAGGATAAATATGGGAACAGCAGGACGCGCCAAAGCTCCGTGGGAGGATTACGGAGAGAATCTGATGGGCCATGACTCGAAAGAGATGGACGCCCTCATACGAAAGTATGCCGAGAACCGCTACGTAACCTCTAGCGCCCAGAATCAAGAAGAGTTGGCTCGGCAGAAGGAAATCAACTACGCGCTCGCGGCCCAATACCGCTTCCTTGATCCCGCCGACTACGAAGACATCGATGCCCGCGTCGGACAAGTTCTGACTTACGAGCAGTTCATCGGAAAGCTCCGGGATGGCTGCAAGATGAAATGCTTCTATCGCGAGATGGGGCATCCGCAGATGATCGCACTTTGGGGCGTGAGAAAAGAAGGTCAAGAAGCTGAAGTAGTATCGTGGTGCCAGCGGCCTGCCATGATCGAGCTAGAAGTACCCCGCTTCGATGACAAGGGCGTTCCTTCGGGATTCCGATATCGGGGGTGGAGAACTTGCTTGATGGACGCCCGCAGAAAAGGATTCCTGACAGAAGCGCAGATCAAGAAGACCTTTGGGGAACCGATAGGTCCCGCCGCCCGCACATATTTGAAATTCATGCAATCGCTTAGACAAAACTATGAGTAGGTTCTCATGATTTACAGCACGTCAGATTCCCGCCTCGCGAGCTTCCTCCAGATTCGGGGCGTAACCTTGCAGGGTACGGACACTCGATACCAAGGCGACGAAGATCGCGTCCATCTTTTGTTCGAAGTAGACGAAGATAGAATTACGGGCCTCAAACGCGAGTTCTTCGAGGGCGGGCAAGTTCCTGCTCTGGAATTCGCAAATGTAATGAAATCCACGATGCACGCGATCCGCGAAGCCCGCGAACTCTCCCGAGAATCCCTGCGTTAATCCGTTTTCCGTACAAGACTCTGCCCGTCAAGACCCTAACACCCAATCTAAAGAGGAACTATGTCTAACGATCCGAAGCTCGTAAATGAATCTGGATTAATCAAATCCGATGATGTGATATTGGCGTCCCCGTTGAGCGAACTAAATATCACGGAGTTAACTCGTCGGAAGTTGCTGACCGATATTTTGTCTCAAGAAGCCGAGCGAGAGGATGTTATTGAGCGTCTCGCCGATAGACGTAACAAGCGCAACACCAAGTCCCAAGAGTACGAATCTCGCGGGCGCGAGCTAGTCAAAACTGGCCGAGATCAGGCAGCGGTTCAGAACGCTTGCCAGCATAAAAAGGGCGGCAGAGGGAACATTCCGGGCGGCTTCTTGCGCGGGAACGATGTAAATTATTCGGTCATCAAACACACCCTACCGACTAACCAGATGTATATTCGCTGCACCCGCTGCGGCAAGACCTGGAAGCCCGTAAGTCAATTTGATTACGACATGAAGTCCGCCGAGGGAAAATCGGCCTACGAAGCAGCAAAGGTCGAGTACCAGAAGGCAATTGATTTCAATACCGACAACATCGAATCGTCGAGCATAACTTTCCAGCACACGAGCGACGATAACAACGTAACTGCTCAGAAATTTGTTCACGACGTAATGAAGAACGTAACACTCCGATAGCCAAGACGTGTGAAATTCACGGCCCGCTCCGTTATAGCCGGAGCAACTTTCTATGCCCAACAGCCAAATCTATCCAAGTTCGTCGTATCCAGGGTTTGGCGATCTCTTGACTACCCCAGGTTCGCCCGCGACCACAGTAACCGGGCTTCAAACGTACCCAGTTTCGAACTTCGCCCCGCAAAGCGGACAAATATTAACCTTTGTCCAAGGCGAGTGGACGCCCGAAGCGCCCCAAGGTTTCCAGGGATTTCAAGGCCCGCAGGGCCCCGCGGGTGGCAGCGCTAGCTTCTCGGGCAGCGGCGCTTTCATGGTCGGCCCCGGCATCCGAACTGCGCTGTTCCTGAATGATTCGTTCAGCAGCATCAACGCGAATAACGTTAACGGCGTCCGAACCGCGAATCAAGTCGTTGTTTACTTGTTCCAGCTTGACGTTTCAATGACGATTTCGAAAGTCAGCGTGCAGGCGACGAATAACTCGCTTGGCGAGCAGATGACGTTCGGGATTTATAGTTATACGGGAACCAAGCTGGTAGACGGCGGGTCGTTCAACGCCGCGACTAGCCCGACAGTTCAGACAAATGCTATCTCGCCCGTTACGCTATTGCCCGGAATCTACTGGCAGGCGCAAGCGAGCGTCAGCAATGGGACGGGCGCTACGATCCTCGGAATTCTGGCTTCGGCATCGACCGTTCCGGAATATGTTGCGAATTCTGTACGGGCGGCCACTGCCGCTAATACACTGAGCGCCGGAATCTTGCCCGCAACTTTGGGGGCACTTTCGGGCTTCACGCCCAACAGTTCAAACGGCGACGGTCCTTGCTGCCCGATGTGGGAATAATGCTTAAAAGACTTCTAAAACGGCTGATTCTCTGGGCGCTTGACGGCGGGCTTCCGCAGATCGTGATTGTACAGAAAACGGATAGCCCGCAAATGATCGACATTCGAGTCCCGAAAGTAAAGCGTTAGATTTGGTTTAGCAAAGCGAAAGGGCCGTGCAGTTCCGAGGCAGCATCATTATAAGATTTGGCAGCCTCGATTTCCGTTTTGAATCTCCCAAGTTTTCTATTGCGCTTTCCCACCCATATTTGTGCCAGCCATCTACCGGACTCCGCATCAAAAGACACGCCTTTAAATCTTGAAGTTGTTTTGCGGGTGGTTTTTCTTCTGTTTCGACAATTTTCCGACCGCGTGCATTTGCGCAGGTTACTTTTACGACAATCCAATCCGTTATGGTTTATATGGTCTACGTGGGTGTTCGAGTCTGAAACTTTAAGAATGAACCGATGCAGCCCAATCGTAGCCCGAGTTCCCTTGTTTCGCGGCCCGTGCCTCTGGGCGTAAATAACTCTGCTGTGGGGTTTGATGCACACAAACCAGTTGAATTCCACAACCCGTTCGTAGTCCTCGTCATCCACTAAAGCTTCGTAGCCACGATTTAGAGGAACTATTTTCATGTGGGAAATTCTATCACATAACTTTTCGACTGTCAAGACGGAGAGGTAACTCCAACTGTTCCAAAATTTCCCATTTTCGACAGGCCAAGCTACGGTCACGGGCGTTGCCAGCCCGATTGTTGCCGCGAATGCCGCTCGTTCGGGTATCGTCATCAGCAATACCGACGCCACGAACACGGTCTTTTTAATTGAGAATACCTCGGGCACGACTTCTACGGGCCATTACTTGCCCGCAGGAGCCAGCATTGGATTCTCGACCACGCTCGCTATTTACGGGATCACTAACGGGCCTTCCGTGGTCTGCACTTGGCTCCAAACCCAATAGATGAGCAACAAACAATATCCCGTTCCATTTGAGTTCTCTTCTAAGAGTGGCGGAGGCTCTCCCGGACCTCAAGGTCCCCAAGGGCCTGCGGGCACTCAAGGATTTCAGGGTCCACAAGGTTCCGCTGGAAGCCAAGGTGCAACTGGAAGTCAGGGGCCGCAGGGAACGTCTGGATCACAGGGTTTTCAAGGGCCCCAAGGTAGCGCGGGTGCTCAAGGCCCACAAGGAAATCAGGGCACCCAAGGAGTGCAAGGCCCGCAAGGTTTCCAAGGGTTTCAGGGGCCAGCATCAAGCTCGGTTCCGTGGTCGTCTCTTACGAACGCTGTTGCGAACTTAACGCTCGCAAACGCGGCCAATGCCACGACGTTCAATCAAACTGCCGCAGTAGGCTGGCTTTGGGCTAATACTACCGTAGCAACCGCCGTGTCTACTAATCTCAGCCCGTTGCTCGGAGTGGCTGCGAATTACTGGACTGGATCGGCTTCGGCTGCTGATACTTGGACCCTTGAATCATCCCTGGCTGCGGGCACAAACGGAGCTAGTACTCTGACGTTTGCCCACTCGGGAAGCACGGGCGCATTAAACGTCCAACTCCCGAGTACTGCGGTTGTCCAGTGGGGCACTGACACCGGGATATATCGTCAGGGTGCAGGCGTTGTAGGGTTTGGAAACGGGACTGCCGGAAATTTCTCTGGATCGCTCGATGCGGGTACATACAATTGTTTTAGCAGCGGTTCTGTAGTAGGGAGATTAACTTCTCAGTCTACTACGCAATTAAATTTAGGGGCGACGGCGACCAACGGAACAATAGTTATAAATTCCAATGTGACGTCCGCCGCTGGCCCCGGCGTTGTTATCGGTGGTTTTAATGATTTAACGACCACCACCGGAGTAACTGGAGTCCAGTTCGGTCAAGGGTCAAATACGGGTGCTGTTGGCAGTTTGCGTTGGGCGCCTGCGTCCGGTTCCGGGAACTTCATAGCTTGCAATATTAACCCCGGTATAAACCAAGGCGGCGGAACTGGTAACTACATTGCGCTCCAAGTCAACGCCGTAGAAACGTCCCTAAAAGGATCGGCCAACAAGCTGCTTAGTTTGCAGGCGGGCACCACGGGCGGCACGGTGGAGTTGGATGTCAGCAACACGGGCACCGTAACCACATATAATTCTACCGCCACGGTTCGGCGCGGAGTCCCGTCGAGTATTGCTTCCACGGACCTGACGGCTCAGACTGCTGCTATCGCCGCAACCACTTTGTTATCCGCGCCCGCTACTGGAGCGTACCGAGTCGCGTGGTCCGCCACAATTACTACTGCTTCAGATACTTCCTCCGTGCTCGGGGGATCGGGCGGTTTTCAAGTTATATACACGTCTCCTACAGACAGTGTTGTCAAGACCACGGTTTCGGGCAATAGCGTTACTAGTGCGGCTAACACTACGGGAACTGCTGTCGGCGACGATATCGTTATATACGCAAAAAGTGCGACCAATATACAATTCCAATACGGCTACACGAGCGTACAGACAACGACCGCCATGGTTTTCGAACTTCACGTCTCGCTCGAAGCCCTCTAAAATAACGAATGACAAAAACGTATCAACTTGGCGATTATTGTTCGATGACGGTTCCTACGATGCCGTCCGATCTCGGGCCTCCTACTTCGGGCGTTCAAGATAGTCACGGAAATCTGGGAACTCCCGGCCAAGTTTTGAGTTCGATTGCGGGCGGAACGCAGTGGGTTTCCACAGCCTCCGGTTCGCAGGGCCCGCAAGGGCCGACGGGTAGTAACGGATCAACGGGCGTGCAAGGTCCGCAGGGCGCGACCGGAACCACGGGAAATTCTGGTAATACGGGAAGCCAAGGCCCACAAGGTAGTTCTGGTAGTAATGGCAGTCAAGGTCCCCAAGGAACTCAAGGTTCCAGTCCGTTTTCCGGAGTTCAAGGGCCGCCCGTATACGCAATTCAAGGAACACAGTTTAGCTGCACGGCTCAAACTCCGACTTCAGTTCAAGGTTGCCAAGTTACGGGCTTGGCCGCCAATGCGACATATAAATTCGAGATTCTTCTCGGAGTTCAGGGCGTAGGAATCCAAGGCTATCAGTTCGGGCTTCAGTGTACGCAAAGCGGAGCGTCGCAAGGCGCAGCAATTCTCGCCAAAGTTGCTGGCGGCCCGCAAGGAACGGTTGCAGTAGGCTCGGGCCATCAAAGTTATGTTGCTACGGGCTTCGGCATCCAAGGCCCGCAAATGTGCGGCGTAGTCGGTAGCTCGTGGATGACCGCCGAAGGAATATTTACCACGAACGCCGTTGCGGGCAGCGTATTCGGGGTTCAGGTAAAAGGCACGCAGGCAACGATAACGCCTGCTGTGCTTGCGAATTCGTATCTCAGATTAGAACGACTTTCTTAAAGACACTAGGAACGAAAAAGACATGAAGTTTACGATTCTGACGCCAACAATATTGCGTCCGTGCTTGCTTCGGGCGTGCGCTTCGGTTGACAGCCAAACCTGCAAAGATTTCGAGCATATCGTCGTAGTCGATAGCGAAATCTCCGACGACACAATCGCGAAGATCGCGCACCCGCAGAGAACGGTTGTCCGATGCGAAAAGCCTCACAATAATTGGGGGCATACTTGTACCCATCAGGCTTGGGCACTCGCCAAGGGCGATTACGTGCTCCGCTTGGACGACGACAATTTTCTCGCCGATCCAAACGTTCTCGAAGACCTGAAGGTAGTTACCGAGCCTTGGGCGATTTTCCCGATGACGCGTTTTGGCGGGCGATTCTTCAACGACCCGCCCGGAATACGGAAAACGGATTCTGGCAGCATCTTGGTCCGCCGCGACCTCGGCCCGTGGCCCGATTTGAATCAGTACGACGCAGACGGGGTGTTCGTTGAGCAACTTCTAAAGCAGCATCCGTACCAAGCATTGTCCGATAGCCGCCCGTTAATCATCGCACCACATTCGGCAGAGAACGTTGAAGTCACAACGGGCAATCGGGTGTCGATCTACACGCCAGTACACGATTCGTCTTACTTACCGCAAGTGTACGAGTCGATCAAGAATCAGGATTTTTGGGAATGGATAATCGTATGGAACAACGGGGCTGTTCCGCTGGAGTTCAACGATCCTCGGGTAAAATCCCGAGTCTTGTACAAAGCGCCTGAAAAGGTAGGTACGCTAAAAGCGTACGCCTGCGAGCAAGCTACGGGCGATATCCTGCTGGAACTTGATTGCGACGACCTCCTGTTGCCCGATGCGATCTCAGAAGTCCAGAAAGCGTTCGCCGATCCGGAAATTGGATTTGTATATTCGAACGCGATTCATACTACGGGCGACCTTGAGAAGTTTCCGCGCTACGACGAAATCTACGGCTGGAAATTCCGGGAAGTAGAATACGCGGGCAAGACTTTGGACGAGTGCGTGAGCTTCCCGCCGACGCCCGAAGCCGTATCAAGAATCTGGTACGCGCCGGATCACCTTCGGGCATTTCGTAGAAGCGTGTATCACCAGATCGGCGGCTATGACAAGTCCATGAAGATTCTGGACGACTCGGATATTATTTGTCGGGCGTATTTGGCTACGAAGTTCAAGCACATCGACAAGCCACTTTACGTCTACCGCGTCCACGGGAATAATTCTTGGCTGCGGTTTAATAAGGACATTCAGGACGGGGTTTACAAGGTTTACGACCAGTACATTGAAAGACTGGCGGCCCGCTGGGCAAACCTTAACGGGCTGGCGGTAGTTGACGATCTAAATATCCTCCCGATGTTGCCCGAAAGTTCTGCGGGAGTTATTCGTTCAACTTCGCTTTGTATGGCTGCTGATCCGATTCGGGTGATGAAAGAAATATCCCGAGTTCTGGCCCCTGGGGGAATGGCGTTCCTGACTGTTCCTTCGAGCGACGGGCGAGGCGCTTTCCAGGACCCGAGGCATAGGTCATTCTGGAACGAAAATTCGTTTCTTTATTACACGAATAAGGGCTGGAGTAAATTTATCGAGACGCCCGTAAGATTTCAGGCAACAAGATTATACACGACCGAAAAAGACGAACGGCAAATCTGCTGGACAATCGCTCATCTCGTTTCGCTTAAATCGGGCTACCGCCCGCCGGGATTAATTGAAATATGAGTATCACTTTGACAACGCCGTACGTAGTAAATGTGAACGGGTCGGTCGTGGAAGACGATACTATCGGGGCGTGCACAAGTTCTTCAATGGACTATCTTGCCCGCATGCTTACGTATACTTTCAAAATCGGCACGCTCACGGGGAGCCCGTCAAACCTAAACGTCGGCCCGTACTCCCAGAATCCGCCTAGTCAAAACATTGTTGTCAGCGTATACGTAGGCCCGACTACCGGAACGCAGACTTTCGGGCAATGGCTTTTGAATGGCGTTCTTCAGGCGACGATCATTCCTTCAGGCACTCTGGCCCCGTTCGTGACAAGTCTTTTGGCCGATAGGAACTCAGCAGAAGGTTTTGTCGCGGTGAGCGGCGGCCTTCTCCCCGGTTCGGTCGTACCTTGGACCCAGCTTTAATCCGTTTTCCGTACAGGAGATTTCATGTTTCAATATTCTTCCATAACAACGGGACAGGCCATTCTTACGGGGGCCGCCTCCCAAATCGTGCCCGCGTATCCGTCCCGTTCCGGGATCGTCCTAGTAAACTCGGGGGCTAACACTGTTTACATCGGGGAAAACAACACCGTTACCATATCTACAGGAATTCCGATAGCAGCGGGGAGCAGTCTCAGTCTAGCAACTACGGGAGCACTGTACGGGATCACAAGTGGCGGGTCCGATGTAGTGGGTTGGTTGAGCACAAACTAATGGCTAACAAAAAATATCTTCTTCCTGTAATTTCTTCTTCCGGGAGCGGCGGCGGGGGTGGTGCTCCGAGCGGGCCCGCTGGCGGCGTTCTCTCGGGAACCTATCCTAATCCCGGTTTTGCTTCGTCCCCGACTTTCACGGGTACGGTCACTCTCCCGAACGCGGTAAATTTGCCCGCAGGAACGATTACGTTTACTCCCGCTTCGGGAGCCAACATGATTTGGGCGACGGGGGCGACCGACCCGTCTCAGTGGACTCTTCAAGGCGCTACCGATGGCGGAGGAAGCAATCCTTCTATAGTAATCGGCGGAGACTCCGGCAATATTCATATAAACGCTACGGGATTCGACTCCCCCGGAATTGTATTGAACGACGGCGGAGCGGGTGTACAAATCGACGGCGTATTATCCAGCTACAATGGGGGGACTCCGCCGTCTGCGGGGCCGTTCACTGGAGCGCAAATCACCGCCCTGAAAATTACGGGTGGCGTTGCGGTCACGTTCACTGGAACGTCGGACGAGCGTCTGAAAACCGATATCAAGCCCTTTGAGCGCGGGCTAGAAGCAATTGAGAAACTAAATCCCAAGTTATACAGGTGGAACGAAGAAGGACAAAAGAAAACGGGGTTTTCCCCAGAAGATGAGCAAGTGGGTCTTATTGCTCAAAATCTTCAAGAAGCAATCCCCGAGGCTGTAGGGATAGAGGACGGAAAGTGGCTTACGGTCAACGACCGCCCAGTTATTTCCGCCCTCATAAACGCAGTTAAACAATTATCCGCCAAGGTCGCCGAGCTTGAATCTAAGATTTCCTAGTTCATCGAAACGGAGAAAGAAGAAATAGAAATCACGGCGTTGAAATTGCCTGATCCTATGTTGTTGGTAAGGAGCACAAAGGCCCCGGTTTCCCCCGTTACAACGTCCGTCAGGGTGCCCGTTAAAGTATAACTGTGCGTCCCGTTTGCGAGCGTTATTTTTGACCAAGTAGCGGAATTGAATGTCCCATTGAACGTTTGCGGAACACTCGTAATTTGCACGATGAAAGAGCCACCCGCAGCAAAAGTGCCGCCCGCCGATAGAGTTCCGCTAGCCAGCGCGGGTGTCTGAATGTTTACGGTTCCCATCGCCGGGGATACGTCTCCGTTATTGTAAAAGGCGATAACAGACGTTCCAGACAAAGCTTTGTTACTGAAGCCCGAAGCCAAGGACCCGCCCGCGCCCGTTGCGTCGGTCTGCGCCATCGCGATGGCCGACAAGAGTAGAATACACACAACACCGAAAAGTTTTTTCATAGTTCCTCCTAGCTACATAATACGAAAAACGGACGCCCGTGTCAAGCCCTAAATTTTACTGGAAACAAGAGACTTATGAGCTGGGATGAAAAACTCGATAAGATACAGAAGTTTGTTGACCTCGCGATCCGGGCCGATATCCACGCGATCCTGATGGTTGGTTTGGGGGCGTTGATGTGTCTGCATGGAAACAAAGACGAAGGTCAGCTTGTGATCGGTGCGGGGCTCGCGGTGTTCAAGGGAAATAAGTAGTCACGGGCTTCGCCCGATACGGAAAACGGACAAATATGATCTTCATCGTAATCCTAATCTCGGTTGCCTTCTGCGAAGCCTGCGGAATCTACGACGCTACCATGACCGAAAAGGGTCTGAAGGCGGGCGTGGCCGTTGAAGGTTTTGATTGGCTCGTAGGCAAGAAACCTAGCGCGGTCGCCCTGTATCTCCGAGACAATCTTCTACTCGGGCTCTGCTCGTTGCCCGCAATATTGTGCGCGACCGTTTTCCATAACGTACCGCTGGCTTATGGTGCGTGCATTTCGCCCGTACTCTATGGGATTAAACACATTCAGGGCGGATTAGCTTGGAAGAAACTTCTGGGTGGGAAATAGATGCCCGTTAACAATAGCTCGTACGACCTACAGTCGGTCGCGGATATTATCTCGGCGAACGGCGATACTGCGCCTGCGCTAGCTACGGGCGGATTCTCGCAGCAGCCCATGATCCAGCTAGCCAACCAAGTACTGTCTGCGATGCTTTTGGGCGGAGCTAACGGGCAGCCAATGAACTGGAAATGGAATCGGTTTAACATTACCCCGTTTCCGACGATTTCGTGGCAACAGGATTATTTTATTCCGAGCCTCGTACAACTCGCGTGGCTCGAAAGCGCGTGGGGAATCTGCTTCACAAATACTTCTCAACCGAAGCCAAAGATTCCGCTGGAATGCCATAAGGACTTGCTCGTAACGTACCAGCAATGCGGATATCCGGGCAAAGTGTGCTGGATACCCAACAGCACGGCGCAAACTGGAACTTGGGGAGATACCGAACTTCAAACAGCGACCGGGCAAAATAATCCGGGTCCCGGCGTAGTTTATATTAATCCGTTAACCGTACTGACCCAACCTTCAAACGCCTCGACCGCGATTGAGGACCCGAACGGCGGGCTTTGGGCACTTACAGCTTACGGAACCTGCGGAACGTTCAACCCGTTCGCGTTGAGTATCACAGCGACTTCGATTACCGGAAATGTTCTGACTGTTACTTGCCCGAATTCAGTTCAAATTGGGCAGAGCGTGTTGCTCCAGGGAACTGCCGAGTCATTCCTAAACGGGCAGTCTGTAACGGTGGCCTCCGTTGTCGGAACTAGCCCGAATCAAACCGGATTTACCGCCGCATTTGTAAATGCAAATTACAGCAACCCCGCCGACACTGGAACCGTATTTATAAACCAGACTTATCCGACGTTGACTAGCCCGAATACCGTGGCTACGACCGTCATCGACGGAACCGTTGTCTGGACGGCAATCAATCCTAACGGGCAGGCAATTCGCCTTAACCCGATTCCTCCACAGCAGGGCCAAGTCTGGACGATAAACTGCGTGGGGCAACAGCGGATTACGCAATTCACAACACTGACCCAGAGTCTCGGAATTATTCCCGATGATTACTACCAGACGTTTGTTGACGGCTGCATAGCGCAAGCATACCGCAGAAACCCAGATGCAAAAATTCGGGCCAGATTTTCGCAGGAGTGGAATCTCTGGTTGAAGGCGCTCGAAGACTCTTTCAAGTTCGCAAATCGCGAGCAAGATGACTTCGGCTTCGTGCCCTCCGAGCCCATAATGGAGTCGGGTGTAGGATCGATCTGGCTCGGGCCTGCGGCACCTTATCCGGGTTGGCCTTTTTACTACTAAAATATGGCGTCTACGAAAACAATTTTGTCTAGTGTCGAGTGGAGCAAAAGATTTTGCTTCAATCGACAGCTTTCTATCGGCAGTCCTAAAGAACCCGCGATCACGAACGCTAATACCGTCATGCAAACAATCTTGGGAAAGCCCTTCCGCTGGCAATTTAATCGGGCGATTACGGGCTTTTTCGCCACGCCCGGAACCCAAGACTACCTTCTGCTCTACTCGTGGCCCGCGAGTCAAACATTGTCTGCGGGCGTCCAGCTTATCGACAGCAACGGAAACTCGCAAGTCGTCACAGTTGCGGGCACTACGAACGCCACGATCCCCGGATGGAATATCACCAAGGGCGGAACAACTACGGATAACGGAGTGACTTGGACGAACCAAGGCCCGATTCCGAATGCGGTTTCGAGCTTCAGTTTTGGCTGGATTGAGAATGCGAGCGTCCAAGACCCGGTATCCAGTAAATGGATTCAGATTTCAAACAAAGTCGATCTCGCGCTGGATGCCGCTACGAGCCGCCCGCAGAATATTGCCGCTGAACTTCCGGGCAGCCTCGGCGTTTTGTTCAGGCTCATGCCCGTACCTGACAAGGCGTACCCCGTAGCGATTACGCTACAACAGGAAGCGCCAACAGTTTCTAGTTTGGCCCAGACGTGGGCACCGTTGCCCGATAGTTTTGGATACGTCTATCAACTCGGGTTTTTGAGCTTCGCTTACGAATTTAGCGACGATTCAAGATGGGCCCCAACCCGCCAGAGATTTATTGCGGGTTTGCTCGGCGCGGCAGAAGGTTTGTCTGCCACGGAGATCGACATTTTCTTAACCAACTTCAACGCGATTTCGCTTGATCCTATCGGGCGTCAGATGACTCTTCAGCAGGGCATCCAGCATCGGCAGATTTAACGAGTGAGTTCATCCCGCTCCGCACGAACAGCCCGCCAAGATTCGTTGAGAATATCTAGGGCATCTTGTACGGCGGTGTGGTGCCCGCCCTTATCAATCAGTGGATAATACCAATCGGGAAACCACGGATTGAAGATTACGTGCGCTATCGCCCGATCTAGCATGTCAACCGTGCCGCGCAATTGCAGATATCGTTTCATTCCCAAATTATACGGAAAACGGACAGGATTGTCAATAGATGGCAGGAAGCCTACAATTATCGGGCGGGTCTCCGAGTAACAAGCAACCGCGCTACTCCCCGCTGTTCCAAGGCCGCTGGGTAGTGGGCTTGGTTTCTCAGCGGTCGCCTCTGCGAAGCTCGGCCAGCGCCTATGTAGAGCGATATATTGGCGGGCAATCCGACGCTCTGATTGACGGGTCCAATTGTGAGATCACGCCGAAGCTGACGCTTGCCCGAAGGCCCGGAAACTCAGTTTACAACTCGAATATTTTTTCCGCGATTGACGCCTTCTACGCCTTCCGGATGTTCGGGCCTACGAATGAAGATATCCAGGTCCTCGCGGACACGGCTACAAATGTCTACGATGTCTCGAACAACCAGAAGATTTCAATTTTTACGAAATCTCCGGGCAGCGGGCAGACTTTCTTTCAGTCGGTCGGCAACACGCTGTTTTTCGGCGATGGCATAGACCAGAAGAAGTACGTTCAAAGTCTATTTACCCGCACTAATAGTTCTGCGGGCCTGCCGAATATCGGAGATAACGTAACGTTGTCCGCCGCATCAACTCCGTTTATCTCAACGTACCTGATCGACACGAACGGGAATATCGAGGAATTGCTGGCGACCGCCGTTACCACGGTTTCAAACGTTGCGTACGTGGAATCCACGAATACGCTGACTTTGACCGTTGGATCGACTGCGGGCATTACAGTTGGCGACAATTACGTTGTTTGGAACTTCACGAACGCGACTTGGTTGAACGGCGTTACTTGGGAAGTCTTGACTGCGGGCGGCTCAACCGTAACCGCGAAGCTCTTGAATACCCTGCACGTAGATTACGCTTCGGCGTCGGATACGGGCAATGTTACGGATGCCCAAGGCGGTGTTCCGGTTACGGGTGGGAGCGTCCCTTCATGGAATACTCAAGTCCCGAGTTCAGCAAATGACTTCCAAGGCGGGATTACAATTGACGGCACGGCGGTTTGGAGTAATCGCGGGCTTCCTATTGAAAATTGGGGAATTGCGGCGGGCACGACTTCCCCGAATGTAGTTGTCGGAACCTCGACTTCCGCGTGGAAGGCCACGACTTTCTTCTCATTGTCGGGCGCGGTTGTTGATACGCAGTTTGCTGGGCAGACAAATATCTGGCAAGTTACGGTCGCCGGGAAATCAGGATTCTCCAATCCGTTTACGAGCAACCCGGTTTCAGGCACGATTACGGTTATTGACGGTGGGGTGACTTGGAAATGCGTCGCCAGCACTTTTTCGGGCGACTCTTCCTGGTCCGCGAGCACGACCTTCGCCGCCGACCATCTTATCGTAGCGAACGCTTCGGGCACCCCGAGTTTATTTCAACTTCAGCCCAATCCTTTTCCGGTTTACAAACTGGTTGCGGGCGTGTACGTAACCGCAAATTTCTACCCGCATAACGGTGCGTTTTCCGGACAATGTGAACTCCGAAACCCCGTGGACGGGACGAACAATCCCGGCGTTGCTCCATACACTCTTCAAGCGACCGCCAACGGGAGCAGCGTTTTATTCAACCCCCCGCAACAGAATAACGCTGGACATACGTCGCCGTTGCAGTGGGCGACTTTGGACGCTGCCGGGGATATCACGGGCTTTACGACGCCGTATGCCGGGGCTACGCCTGGAAATTACACTCTTTCAACGTTCGGGACCCTAACGATCCCAACTGCCGGACAGTATTCGTTTACGATCTTTCACGATGATGGAATGTTCTGGGGCATTGGGCCCTCGGGCACGAACCAGCCAACAAGAATCTCGGGGCCGACGAACTGCCCCGCGCCTAACGCGACATTGACCGCGCTCCAAAGCTACCCAGTTATGGGCGCGAATAACGTCTCTGGGCAATTTCAGGATGTTTTCGTTATTAATTTCCCGGCAGCTGGAGATTACCCGTTCGAAATCGATTTCGCGAAATCATCGAGCACGGGCCAGTTTCTTGATCTGTATTGTAACGGGCAAACTCCGATTCCGGGCACGCCCGAAACGGGGACTACGCAACCGATTTGGCCCGCGTTTTCAACCGCTTTCGCCCCTAATTACGCAACCGTTTCGGAGATGAACAGCGCCGGAATCGGCGTCCTCGGGCCCGGATCGTTTTCGGGCGGCAGTGGGCCCGGACCTCTGAGTTGGGCGAACCTCGGCCCGATCACGGACTCCGTGTGGACGGCTTCGGTGAATTACACGTTGCCCGACACGACAATTACTGACCCGAATAACAACACTGAAGGCCCGTTTCGGGCGGGTGTCTCGGGAACCACGACTCCGACTTTCGCCACGGGCATCAATCAGCTTACGCTCGACAACCCGAATCTGATCTGGATCAACCTTGGCCCAGCTTCGGCTCCCGCGCCCGGAACTATTTCAGCGTTTAATGGCGGGTTTATATACTACGTTGCCTTGGTTAACTCCGCAACCGATACGGTTTCAAACGCATCTCCGGCGAGCACGGTTACGGGAAACTTTATTGGTGCTGCGGGCGTTCAAGTAACTGGCGGGCTTCCGCCCCTCGCGAATATTGATCCACAGTCGGATTACGTAGCCATTTTCCGTACAACGGACGGTCTTGCCGTTCCGTTCCTGATTCCGGGCACTACGAACGCTATCTGGACGGTTCCGCTGCCCGATTACCTCGTCAATGGGTATTTTGACGACACTCCTGATACGGGCTTGAACAACCTGATTGAAGGCCCGATTGAAGGCGAAAACACTCCGCCAGCTTTGGGAGCCATCAACCTGACGCTGTACCTCCAGCGAATATTCTACAGCATCGGGAACACCGTGTTTTACACGTCGGGGCCCGACGCTCCCGTGGGCAACGGATTTGAGGGGACCGCGCCCGATAATTTCCAAGAACTTCCGTCCAAAGTAACCCGGCTAGTCCCGACAATCGTCGGGCTATTTATATTCACGGTCTCGGATATTTATCTGATCGCGAATACGGGCGGAACAATTCCTCCGGCGGTTACGTACGCCCAAGGTCTGGGGCTTCTGAATTACAACGCCTTGGATGTTTTCGGGTCGAGCGTCGGGTTCTTTGCTTCCGACTCGACGTTCAATACTTTGGACATTTCCTCGGGTCCCTCGGAAACAGGATTCAATATCGGAAATCTATTGCAGGTTGCCCCGTGGGACCCGAATACCGCGTACGTTACGTGGCATTCTTCGGGCGAAGACAAAGCATGGTTCTTGTCTGACGGGACAACGGGTTGGTACAGAATCGGAGTTACTCCGTCGCCCGAGCAGGGCGTGACAGTTTCTCCGTTCGCAACTATCGTTAACGGGGCGCAGGCCGTGCAGTCAATCGAGACTTCTCCAGGCGTCCATCAGTTGCTCGTAGGCCCCGCAACTTCGGGTCCAATTCTTGCCCGAAATTTAACAGAGTTTCAGGACGGCGGAAACAGTTATCCGTGGTACGCGACGGTTGGAAGCATAGTCTTGGTAAATCCCGGACAACTCGCTGAAGTCGCGTTCATCACCACGGAAGCAAACGCTATCGGGTCTCGCCCGAGCGTAAGCGTAATCTTGGATGAAGCGTTTCCGACCTATACAGGTCCGTTTGAAAACATCCCCGAGTGGGTGGAAGACCCTCCGACGCTGCCCCCGTCTACATCAATTTACGCGCAGCGTTGGTATCTGTCTCTGACGCAAGACCCCGCTGTTTGCAGGCATATGCAGATTCGGGTCGATCTGCCTGCTGAAAATGAGAAAAATGAATTATGGGGCTTCACGGTGTACGGGGCTATTCTGGCCGAGAGCTAATACGGAAAACGGATGCCCGATAATATCGCAAGTCATCTCAATATAAACACGAGCGGTTACACGCCCGTAGCCTCACCACCCGCAACCCAGTTGCAAGAACAGCCGTTGATCCCGACCCGAAGCCCGTTACTTAGATTCTCGGCTCCAAATATTCCAGGATCGTTTCCTTCGTTTGACACTCTTACGGGCTACCATATGGGCGGGAAAATCCCGCAGTGGCGGATTCCCACGGTCCCGACACAGACGGGAACGACTAGTGGCTCGACAGCGGCGGCAACGACCGTTATTTCTTCCAGCAGCACGAGCACGAATAACCCGCCGAAGGCCCAGACCGCCTCGGTTACAACTTCGGCTCTGTCTCCTGCGGGACAGTTTACGGGCGTAATTTCGATGGCGAAAGCGTTTATCGTCCTGTCGATTTCGGTCAATTCCGCCGCCCGAGTCCGGTTGTACTCAACGGCATCGGCTCAGAATGTGGACAAAAGTCGCCCGCAAACTCAAGGTCCGGGATTCGGCACCGAGCAGGGAATTATTGGCGACGTTGTTCTTACGAGCGCCCCGGCAGTTTGGTACACGGAGAATATGACGGGCACGAACGGAGATAGCCCGCAATCAACAGCCGCGTATTTGACCGTGGATAATCTTACGGCTTCGAGCATGGCGGTTAATGTTTCTATCGTGTACGTGCCGCTACAGAGTTAGACAGCAAGTATTTTACGGGCACGTTGAGTACAAAGGAAAACGGATAGACTTCCGCTTTGCTCTCAAAATCAGAAACAAAAACCACTCTTTTGATGGCGCGGGCCATGGGACAATTCGGATATCTCGCTGGGTTACCTGAACTGTTATTCTCATATTCCCCTCCAAGCCCGATAGTACAGAAAAAGAACAAGGATGTCAAGATGATTCGCCCGATAAACGACAATGATCGCCCGCAAATCGAGGCTTGGATCGCCACCGAACCAACCCACGTAAACAACACATTCGATTGGTATTCTGAGGCGGGAGCAAAATCCGTTATTTTTGAAGACGCCGAAGGCGCGGTTTTAGTGGCGAAATTTACGCCATGTTTAAAAATCGATATTGATTTCTTGCCAGAAGCGGAACCCAAGCGGGTGGCCCGAGCTTTATCAGAAGGACTTAGCGAGATGGAAAAACAAGCCAAGCAGCAAGGGTTCAAACAGTTTTCGTTCGATTCTGTCTCGGGCAAGTTGCGGGCGTTCTGCGAAAGGCTCGGGTTTATACCGTCGCCCGAACTTCGAAAGGTCCTATAGATTATGTGTGGTGCGTCGAGCAGCGAGAAAAATTTAGCAAGCGAGCAGACCCAGAACTTCCAGACCTTGCAAAACGAGGCGGGGCAGGTTTTCGGGCAAAGCTCGCAGATTTTCAATCAGTTGAATTCGGCTTTTTCTCCGATTCTGGCCGCAGGCCCGGGGCAGCCGGGTTACACGCCCGCAGAACTTTCTAATCTTCAGTCGCAGGCGGTCACGCAAGGCGGAATCGCAACTCGAAACGCTGAACAAGCCGCGGGCGAGCGATCCGCTGCGGCGGGCGGGGGCACGGCAGTTCTTCCGAGCGGTGCTACAATGGGTATGGACGCCAATATCGCGGCAGCCGGGGCATCAAATACCGCTAACAACCTGGCGCAGATTAATCTTAACAACGCGGCTTTAGGCAGGCAGAATTGGACTCAGGCTGCTGGCGTGCTTGCGGGCGCTCCGAGCGTATTCGGTGAAGCCAACTCGTTTAACTCTGGTGCCACAGGTTCAGGGCAAGCGGCTTTCGGTAGCGCGAACGCTATTAACCAGCAAAACAATGCTTGGCAGGGGCAACTGATGGGAATTCTTGGCGATGCCACTCAGCTAGGCGCGGGCGCTCTAGCGGGCGGTGCACTTTAGCGGGCCAAGCTGGAGCGGGGGAAGCGTAGGCGGAATTTCCGACCCCGCGCTAGGGAGCCCGCAGTACATGCCCGGAGGCGGTGCAACTATGGTTCCACCTTCTGTTGCGAGTGTTTTAGGCTAAGGAATTTATGGCAGACGATCAAGTTCAACCGACAACTTCGGATAGCACGGAAACTCAGGTTACTCCTGCGGAAGTTCAGTCTTCTGCGGGCGACCAGCCTAGTCCGCAAAACGGACAAGCGCCGCCCGATACCAGCAACTTACCTGCTAGCGGGCAAACGCCTGTTCAGGCTCCGCAACCCGCCGACCCTCGAGATTCTCATCCTGCCGTTCAGCAGGCGGGGATCATGCGGCGCATCGGAGAAACGATTGCGGGCGGCCCGAGAATCAAAACGACGATTGATCCGAATACGGGCGTAGTCACCCGTGAAAAACAGCCGCTCGACACAAAGGACATTCTTGTCGGCGCTTTGGCTAACATCCTCGGTGGTTTCGGGCAAGTTGCGAGCAACGCTTCGGCCCGTCAGGCGGGGCGGTCGCCCGCGCCCATCCAGCCTTTACCGACTCAAGTCGCGCAACAGAAACAGGCCCAGCAGTCGCAGGCTGATTTCGAACAGGAGCAGCAGACCAAAATCCAGAAGGCAAAAGTCCTTCAGGCGAACATGGAAGCCATGCGCTCGGCCTACGCTGCGGGCAAAGAAGATGACGAAGCCAAAGACTCGATTGTCTCGAATCACTCGGATGATCTGGAGAATTGGAAGAATTCGGGCGCAGTTGAAGCCTCGAATATTCCGTCAAACGAATTGATGCAGAAGGGGTTTGACAAGACTAAGTACGTTGCAATCCCCGACGGAAAAGTTCCAGTATTCGGACCCGATGGCCAACGGGCGACCGACAATAACGGCGTTCCGCTGTCTCAGCTTACGTATTCGGTTGTGGACGGCACGACGCAGACGCCCCTAACGCAAGCGAAGTATAACCAGTTGGCGAAATACGGGCTGATGTCGGCGAAGCAGGGATTTAATTTGCCCGAAGGTGCCACGATTACCTCGGCATCGCTCGCCTTGATGAACCATAAATTGGACCTGATCCAGCAGACGCAGCGGGAACTTGATGACGTTCACGAGCAGGTAGGCGGGGATAAAGTCGATCTCGCGGAGCAGATCAAAAAGAACCCGCAGGTATTGTCCGCGATTGAGAAGTTCCATAATGATGCTGCGAGCGCCGATCCGAACGATCAGATTAAGTCAATCCAGAAGAATCACCCGCAGGCTGCGGGCATCATGTCGGAGTTGTTCGGGCAAGAGAATCTTGAGAAATTGTCGAATCAAAAAGCTGCTGATCTCGCGAAAGCGAAGGAAAAAGGGGTAACGGAAGGCCGCCTTGAAGCTGAAGGTGACAAGATGGATGACAACAAAGCCGCCAGCATCTTGTCCGACCCCAAATCTACGCCTCAAGATAAGCAGCGGGCGCAGGATTTCCTGAAAATCAAGGCCAATACCAAGTTTACGGATAAAGAACAGGAAATCAACGCTCAACGGGCGATTGAGGACAAAGATTTATCCACGGCGGCTAAAAACATTGTTTCGGGCAACCTCGCGCAAATCCGCGATTTAGTCTCCTTCCGGGGGGATCAGAAAACCCGTGTCTATAACATGATTGCCGACGAAGCAAAAGCCCAAGGGAAAGACCCGAAGGATTATTCGCCCGCAAAGCTTGAAGCTAAAACTAAAGTTCTTAACGACTTCAGCGACGGGAAAGCCGCTGACAGTATCGTGTCGTTCAACACGTTCCTCGGGCACGCGAACGATGCTTTGTCTGCTACGGGCGCGATGCGCGGGCAGACGGGCAGCCCGCTTATCAACCGTCCTCTGAATTGGATCAGAAAGAACGCCGCCAACGACACGAACTTCCAAGCGTTCCAAACCGCTCTCGTTCCTGTACGGAAAGAGTACATGAGTTTCCTGAACAACAATCGGGCGGAGCACGAAGGCGATATCAAGGTAATGGAAACCGTGCTGAACGACGATTCCACGCCCGCCCAGATCGAATCGGCTTTAAAGAAACTCGGAGAAAGCGGCGATATCCGCCTTGCCGAGCTTGGCCGAAAATATTCAAACACGATGGGAGACGAATATCCAAGTCTTCTGGCTCCCGAAAGCAAACAAGCTTTGCAGAGGATGGGCGTTCAGAGCAGAACTGTTACGAGCACGAAGGACAAGCCCGTTACGCCCCCGAAGCCCGCACAAAACTTCGCGGCAACTAGCTCGGATGGAAAATGGGGTTACGACGGCAAGCAATGGGTAGCGACGGGCAAATAAAATATGGCAGACGATCAGATTCCAGCACCGCCTAGCGGAACTACAGTCCAAGCGCAGCCACAGGCTCAACCTGCGGGCGGGCACATTCCGCCTCCTCCTTCGGGCGATATCGTTATGGCGCAGCCCGCTAGTACGGAAAGCGGACAGCCCGAAGAGTCTACGCTCGGCAAGATCGGCGATGTTGCGGGCGACGTATCTTCGGGCTTCGGAAATGCCCTGATGGACACGGTTCACGGAATCGGAACTCTGCTCAACAAGGTTCCGGGTGTCGGGGAAACGCTCGCCCCTACGGAAGGATTGGCCGCCGAGAAAAAAGGCATACAAAGCCCGGAAGGAACCGCCCAATGGGTAGGATACGGCGGCGAGAATCTGGCGGAATTCATGCTCGGCGACGAAGCCCTGAAAGGCTTGTCGATGGCTGACAAGTTCAAACAGATTTCGGGCGCGATGGGCCTTCTTCAGAAAAGCCCGAGGTTGATGCGGGCGATTCAGATGGGCGCTGACGTAGGAAAAGCTACGGGCGAACTTGGCGAGGAAGCCAAAGCCCTGATTCAGAAGAATCCGTTACTTGCCCGATTAGTCGGGGCGGGAATGGACGCACTCCGCCAAGGGGCTGTTGCGGGCGCTCAAGAGACAGCGAAAACCGGAAGTCCGGAAAAAGGATTGAAGGCGGGGGTTGAGCAGGGCGCGACTTCGGGTGTGCTTGGAGCAGCCTTCGGGACGCTCGGGAGAGTAGCGGAAAAAGCAGGCGAAGCGGGGAAAGCGGTTCAGGAAGCGTCAGAAGCGGGGAAGAATGCTCCGAGTGCTTCGGATATCGGAAAAAATCTCGCGACTCAAATTAACGACGCCGAAACCAAGATGCACGGGGATTTTGAATCTGGAATCCAGAAGCTCAAGGGAGATTTGGGTGACCAAAAAGTCCCGTATCAAGATAGCCCGCTACAGAAAGCCGCACAAGAAGCCTTGCAAGGAAAAACAGAGGGAAAAGGCGTTCTCGGAAGCGCGTTTCAGGGGCTTGCCGGAGGATCGGACGAATCAAAGAAATTCCTGAACTCGTTGAACGATCCCAAGAGTGCGGGCAATATGAATATCGACGAACTTATTCAGTACCGCCAGCAACTCGGGGAAAAGATTGGAGTGCTGACGAAAGGCGGAACTAGCTCGGCGGATCGCGCTGACGTTCAAGTCTACCAGAAACTCCGAGACGGAATCGACGATACAATCGCGAATCTTGCGAAGCAATCGGGAAAGCCTGAAGCCGCGCAGGATTACGATGCTTTGCGCTCGGCGTACAAAGACAAAGTAAAGTTGTTTCAGACGCCCGCCATTCAGAGATTGTCCGATCCGGGCATTGACTCGACTACCAAGCTTGACAACGCCGCGAAATACTTGCTTCAGGGCGGCGATAAGCTGAATAAGATTAACACGTTGTCCGAGACAATCGGTGAACCCGCCGTAAAAGACCTTGGCAAAGGAATTATCCAGAGGCAATTGGCGGATGCTAGTTCGGAAACTGGACAAATCAATCCCGCGAAGTTCGTGAAGAACTTCAAGCAAATTGATAACCTGCCGCCCGAAGTCAAAGAGAAATTGTTTGATATGGGGACGGCTCAAGCGGGTTTGGATAAACTTGCGGGCGACCTGAAATCAGCGGCCAATTATCAGAAGCTTGTCCGTGCGGGCGTTCTTAGCGGGGCGGGTGCAGGCGGCGGAGCAATTCATCCCGCGCTCGGCGGATTAGGAATCGCTTTAGGATTGGCGGGTTCGGGTGACTTCGGGAAAGCCACGGAGTTGCTTGACAAAGTTGCTAACAGCCCGAAAATGTGGTCCGCTTTCCGTACAGCGGGAAAGATTGGGGCGACTCTAGAAGCATCGCCCGCAGCCCGTAGAGTTGGGACAGCGGCTAAAGGCGCTCTTGGAAACGTACTTCAAGGGGCGACCGAACCGCTATCGCAGCCCGAAGATCAGGACCAAGTAGTTTACACAAACCAATAATTGCTAACCGTAGGTATACAAATCATGCCATTTGCGAGCAAATCCCAACAGAAATTCCTTTACAGCCATCCCGACAGAATCGGGAAGAAGGCGTTAGCCGAATGGTCGAGCAAGACTGACTTTTCCCGGCTGCCCGAAAAGAAATCCCCAAAGAAATCAGGTAAAAAGTAATGTCAATGAATCCCCAAACTATTCCTACTCCCCTGCAATGCAAGAACTGCGGCGGATCGTTCTCGGGCGGCAAATGCCTGTCCTGCGGCTCGCACGTAGCCATTGCCCGCAGCCAATTTGAAACCGACCAGCATCTTCGGTCAAGATTAGACGGCGGAGCCTACTTCGTGCATTTCGGGAAGCTCGAAGAACCAGGACGCCCGGAGCCAGAACTTCATACGGATGAGGAAGAGTAATGGCTGACGAAGGACAAGGCGCACCCGCAGATTTTAGCGGGCGAGTACTCCCCAACCCAACGGGCATCAAGCCCGCAGATTCAGACGTGGACAACCGTAAGTCCGACACGCCCGTAGGGGCAAAGTTCAGTGTCCAAAACGCGCCCGCAGATCAGGACAAGGCGAACGGGATTAGCCCGCATCCTTTGCATCTGTACGCTGCGAAAAAAGGCGCTCCAGTTCGCAGGCTCGGGTCATCGCCCGTAGACCCGAAACAACACTAGTACGGAAAAAGGATTCTATGGCAAGCACGAACTCCGAACTCTATATCAAGGCCCAACTTATAGAATGTGCCTGGAAATACGGGCAACATTACGGCGGAACGCCCGCTATGTTGAACATTCTACACACGTTAAAGAACCGAGAGAAGGCGGGCTTCGGAACTTATCTTCACGTTCTTGACACGGTTGACAAGTGGCACGCGGCTCCGCCGAAGACGACGCAACACCCCGACGCCTGGGATCGACGCTTCCTTTCACTGTACAACGATATTGACGGGATTTGCGACGACACCCGAAAAGATTCAAGCAACGGTGCTTTGTATTGGGGCGATCTAGCTGACGTGCAGTCTGAGTGGTGGTTAACCCACGTCGCCCGAAATCCCGAGCGGGTAAGATGCTCCGACATGGGAAGTTTGACATTTTTTAAATAAGGATAAACCGATGAGCGTTTCAACAGTTCCTATTTCCACGCCCGCTAGCTCGTATATCTTTACCGATACGGCGATGGGCAACACCGCCGACGACATCAAAGCATCCAGCGCCCTTGTTTATTGGGTTCAAGTAACGAATTCCACGGTTTCGGCCATATACGTGAAGCTGGCGAACGCAACCTCGGCGACGGTCGGAACCACTAACCCCGACGTTTGCCTGATGGTTCCGGGGAGCAGTGAGCAGACCTTTTACTTCGTGAATTCAGGGGCATCGACTCCCGGATTGACTTTCGGCACGGGCGTGGTCGCTTGGTGCGTAACGGGCTCGGCTGTCGGCTCTACGACGTCTCCGGCAACTAGTTGCGCGGTCAGTATCAATTACGTCTAGAGGACTAAATGGCGACAGTTCAGATATATGGCGGTGGCTTCACACTCGCAGACGGGCAACCGATTGCATTTTCCTCTGGTGTCCCGAATCCGTACGGGACTATAACTTTCCGTCTTTCTCAAGACGCCACAGTTCTCAACACCAATCAGATTTGCCCGCCCACTGTTTCTTTCGCTCTCAATAATTTAGGCAGCATTCCGCAATCCGCGAACGCCCAACTTTGGCCGAATACCGCCCTTGTCCCCTCGGGCACGTTCTACTACATGACCGTTTACGACGGGACGGGCGCTTTGGTTTTCGGGCCTACCAACGTCGTAATCATGGGCCCCGGCCCGATCAATCTCGCGACGTTGACGCCCGCAAGTTCGAGCGTCAGCTATCCGGGAGCGGTTCTTCTGATTCCTTCGGGCGACCAGACGATTCAGGATTTCAGTCTATTGCCTGCGACAAACAACACGACCCAGAGCCTCGGTTTTCAGGGCGCGGAATGGGACGCGGCGCTGCTCAACGTTGGAATCTACGGGAAGCTTACCGATAATATCGGGTTTCAGGGAACGTCTGGGGAAGTTCTGACATCTACGGGCGTCGGTGTCCAGTGGGGTCCGCCCGGAGCTGGCCCACAGGGATTCCAGGGCGCTCAGGGGACCCAAGGCCCGAGAGGATTCCAAGGCCCGCAAGGATCGACAAACACAACTCAGATTTCGGGCGTAACCGTCAGCGGGACGCCGACTGCCGGACAGGTTTTGACCGCGACTTCCTCAAGCGCTGCCGATTGGCAAACGGGCTTGATAATCCCGCCCGCAAACGGGCTCAGAATCGAATACGGGACGGCCACGGGCAGCACGACCGTAAATTTCAGTCCCGCCTTCAGCGGAACCCCGAACGTCTTGTTGAGCACGGGCCCCGGCACGGGCACGACTCAGTTGAACACAACGTCGGCTTCAAGTTTTACTACGGTAAGTTCTGACGGGTCGCCGTTTACTTGGCTTGCCATCGGACCCGCGTAGTACGGAAAAAGTATAAATCGCCCGAAAGGAAAATATGGAAATCGAGCATCACGAGAGACGGGAATACAATTTACAGATGGCGTCAGATATCGGGCAGATTAAGGGTATGCTTGAAAGTCTTGCGGGCGAGCACGGGCGCGTCACAATGCTCGAAGACGCCCAGAAGACCGCCGACACCCGATTCTGGATTCAGAGCGCCGTGATCGTCCCCCTAGTCGGGGCGTTCCATGTTGTCGCCAAGAAGATCGGGCTTTAGTTCGTTTTCTGTATTTTCTTACGAGCTTTCTTCGTCTTCGCTACCGCTTCTAAAGCCGCCAATCGTTCGGACAATTCCTGAATGAAAAAATCTTTCTTGGGATCAAAGCAGTCCTTGGCCCCGAGTTTCTTGTCGATCTCCGCGAGCCTTCGGATAATGTCTGACATATCTTGTACTACGGGATACGGCCATTTTTGAATCGGGCCCCATTGCCGGGAACTGTCAATCATAGCACTAACTACGCACATATTTCCTCCTATTTAGCTCCTCGGGCAATTGGAGCGCCTTCGGCTTCAAGTTCAAGTTGGAGTATGGCGAGCGCCCTCCACGCAAGTTTTGCCGAGTGGCGGTGCCCGTCAACATCCAAAGTCCCGCGCTCCAGAAAGTGTCGAATCAAAGTATCCGCCTGATCGCCAGACTTCCCTCGCGACCAGTGAAGTTCTTGACCAGGATTATGCTGCTCGTTGCCCGCAAACGACACAGCGGCGACGGCAGCCAAAGCGGCGGGGAAGTAGTCGAGGACGCCCGTACCAATCGGAATCTTTTTTCTTTCAGCAGCAGATTCGGGCAGGATTGATTTCTTTTCGCCCGCAACCAAAAACTGCGTAGGCTTATCCTCAACGTAAGCTACGGGCTCTTTCTTCAGCAACTCTTTCAATTTAGGATCAACGGGCGGAATTGGCCCGAGAATAACATCTCTGTGTTCCTCGTACGACATATTTCTCCTAGACAAGAATAGCTTTGGTTAAAGTTGCCTTGAGTTCTTCCCAAGTGTTGAACTGGTTGAACTCGGGCAGCCAATGAAATAGGTTCTCCCGAGGCCCGCAGATCAGCAGGGACTTTCCGAGCGCGTGAGCAAAACCCGTCTCGTGCATTCGCCCGCCACGATGAAACGGAACCAGAGGGTCTTGGGTGAACAATATGATCGCGTCCGCTGAAAGGATTTCATTCAAGTCTTTTCGGGCGTGGGTGCGGAGGTATTCGTCCGAAACCTCGTGAAGTTTAGCGTTGCCCGAAATATCCTCGTAAGGCCAAGTCGATGTTACAACTATGCCGAGATTCTCAAGCTCTTGAGATTTCTCGGCAATTTCGTTTTTACGGGAGAAACCTGCTGCTAAGTAGACTTTCATGCTGGGTCCTTATCAATAGTGTCTAGGATTGTCCGCAGGGCCATCGCTGCCAACTGAATAAGCTCGGTTCTCATTTGTGGTCGAGTGTCGCGATTCTTAAAAGGGTTGTATTTCCAGACCTCGGCTTCGAACTCCAAATACTCTTCGCGGATGACTGCCAGCCCTTCGTGCGGATTATGGATAGCAGGAAACATCGATCTTGCTCGCCCGATCTCCGTCGCGACTTCTAGAGCCAAACTATTCTCTGGTAAATTGTTGACGGTTAAGACTAAATCCAGCGGATCAGTTATAGTGCTCACAAACCCTCCTTGACTATCCTCGGAAGCCCGTAACGAACTTCCTTTTCTCGGGCGATTGCCAAATCCTTTATTCGTACAGCCCGCCCGTCCCTAAGCTTCTTCATTCCTCGATCTAACGCCTGTTTGACCGCCCGCTTCGAGCAACCGATTTCGCTCGCTATTTCCTCAATTGACTTCTCGTGACGACCCTCCCAACGATGGTGCACTTTCTTTCTCCTCGAATGCTGATTCAAGCAGCAGTTTCTTGTAGTATTCGGGGAATCCTCCCGTGGACGCCCGCAGGACGCGAGGCAGAGCGTACTCTAGCAGTTTACCTTGAATGAAGTCAAGTTCTTCCGCTCGGATATCTGTTTGGATTTCTTTGAGCAAGATTCCGATATCTTTGGGGGAATTTTCGAGCGCCCCCGCTTCTTTCATCCGGGCAATGGATTTATTCCAGCGGACTTCTGACCGCAGAGTTGCTACGATTCGATCTATTACGTCTCCTACGCTCGGGTTATCGGCTTTCCATTCTTTGGAATGCGTTTCCTTGAATTCCTCCGTCACGAACTTCCCCATCAGGACTTTCTTGTCCGCGCCAAACTGATTGTAGTTCTTGACTACGATTCCTTCGATCTTCCCTCCGCCAAGGATGCTATCTCGTTTCAGAAGCCCGTAAAGAGTTTCGGGCGAGTCTACCAAGCCCTGATAAAGTACGGGCGTTATTTCCAGCCCGATACGGGCAGCTTCTTCTTCCTTTTCTTCCCGAGTTAAATAAACTTCGTCGCCCGTATTGACATCGAACAAGATCACGTTGCGGGCAGGCACCCGCCCGTACTTCATGCAATTATGCTTCGGCTTCTGGAGGAACTCCGCCCGATACGTCCAGCCATCGTGAAGGACGGGGATTAGTTCTTTGGCGGCAGAGATTCCGAGCGAGAACATCTTCTCGGGGTTGTCGGGGTAGAGTTCCGCGCCTTTGGATCGGAGCTCAAGTTGTCCGTTAACCGTACCGAAGGAAAACTGGCTGCCGTCAATCTTTTCCTCAACGAGCACGGGGCCCTGAAACAGGTCGGCAACCGCTCGGTGCCCGATAGCAAAAACTTTTGGATAGCTGTGAAGGTTCATAATATCCTGCCCGTAAGCACGTAAACGATATCGATCAAATGCCAGACGCCCGAGCCTAGCCCGATATGAAGCATTTTTACTTCTCGATAGCGATTTTTCATCCTTTTGAGCATAGCTTTTCGAGCAACTTGGTTTTGAACCCGCCCGCATAATCCGAATCATCGCGAAACGCCTGAACCACGGCATCCCTACCCTGAAACTTCCTACCGCCCTCGGTGACGAACCACGCCCCGCTCTTAGAAATCACTCCGTTTTCCGTACAGAGATCAACGAGATCGCCTTCTTTGTCAATTCCGCGCCCGAAAATCAGATCGAATTCTGCCGTCTTAAACGGAGCCGAACACTTATTCTTGATTACCTTAACCTTGACGCGAATGCCCCTTGGTTCTTCCCCATCTTTCAGCGTGGACGCTCGACGTACGTCTAGGCGGACACTTGAATAAAAACGTAGGGCCCGCCCACCAGGAGTTGTTTCATTAGACCCGTAAAAAACGCCAATCTTCTCGCGAATTTGGTTTATCATCACCAGAATTGCGTTGGATTTATGAGTGGCGGAGGTCAGCTTACGCATTGCCTGCGACATCATTCGGGCTTGTAAACCCATCTGCGAGTCGCCGAATTCTCCTTCAATCTCGCTTTTTGGCGTCAAAGCCGCTACGGAATCAACAACAACGATTCCTATATCGCCCGACCGAATCAAACTCTCCGCGATTTCGAGAGCCTGCTCGCCATAGTCCGGCTGCGAAACCAGCAGGTTGTCCACATCCACGCCCAGCTTCTTGGCCCAAACTGGATCAAAACTATGCTCGGCATCGATAAAAGCTGCGATACCCCCTGCTTTTTGGCATTCTGCAATCACGGACAAAGTGAGGGTGGTTTTGCCTCCCGATTCAGCCCCGATGATTTCTACCACTCGGCCTTTGGGAAGCCCGCCAATGCCGATGGCGTTGTCAAGTCCCATGATGCCCGTGCTTATACTTTCAACGGAAACGGGTTTGTGGTCTCCAAGGCGAAGGACAACGCCTTTCCCAAACAATTTATCTAAACGGGTGAGAGCTTCTTTGAGAGCCATTAAAACCTCGTGTCAAGTCTCGTCAAGTCGTATCGTGTCAAATCAAGTCAAGCCATGCCGCGTCCCGATCCGTCTCGCTTAAACTGTTGCAGAATCCTTCCATTCCACCTTTTCCACGATGAACCGCCCATATACGCCACGATTACGCGGGCGAGATACGCCGAGGCCGATGAACTGCCCCGCTTGCTTCAAATGGTGCTCCAACACGGGCAACGTGATTGTATCGTCTAGCACGAGAAATTCGACCTCACCTTCCCACGAGTCGATCACAGGGAAATACTTCATAACCCGCTTGCCGCTTCCGGGCTTGCCATCTGCGGGCACGAATCGGGCTTCCTTGCGAACATCGTCCTTATGCGTCTTGAGAACCATCGGGTCCAGCACCATGACGCCTGCCTGAAAATGTTTTGTGTACGTTGACTTTCCCTTGCCCGGAATCTGCTCGCCGAGGAACTTGGCGGCATCATCTAAAGCGTTCTTGAACGCGAAGGGCGGAATCAAAACCTTGCCTTCGGTCGTGGTGTGCAAGCGGTTGACCCAAGTGCGCTGCTCGTAGGCGTCCGCGCCTTCCTTGTTAAGCTTAGGAACTTCGTTTGCGTAATGCCGTCCTTGGGCATACGGGGATGCTGACTTCAGGCGTACTTTTGCTGTTTTCATTTTGCTCTCCTTGAGCGGTTGAATTTAGCTTTTGTACAATCTGGTTCTTGTCATGTCCGGTCTAGTCAAATCCTGTCCTGTCTAATCGCGTCGTGTCCAGTCCGGTCACGAAACATCGTTTGGCGGGCGAACTAATCTCGCCCCGCCAGAAATTGTTTGTCGTTCGGGCAATGAGAGATCGGGCGGTACAATAAGCAAAGGCTTATCTCCGGGCTTTTTGACCCCCGATTCCCGCTTCACTTCCCGAATCAACTTTTGGGCTTGAGCTTCCAGCCCCTTTAAGAATCCGCTATGATTGGTTCTTGTCATGTCTTGTCCAGTCATGTCACGTCGCGTCGCGTCGTGACGAGTCTAGCGTAAAGTCAACTCCCAATGTCCGTTCTTTTCGATTATAGCACGAGCCATCATAATTGTCTGCGGGCGGGTTCCCATGATTACTTCGGCGTACGTCCCATAATGCTTTAAGAACGATGTGCCCATCGCGCCCATGATCTTAGTGATTTTAATCCCGCCTTTCCCGTCTCTGGTTTCGCGAGCATCGGGCAACACAACGGCTTGGTGAAGGTGTCCAAGAAGGTACAGTTGAGAGTCCGCCTGCATCATCAGGCGGTATACCGTGTTAGCGATAGCGCCTTTTGTCCCGCCGCTTCCCCCACCATGCCAGAGAGTGATCTTGAACGGTTTATGATCCCCGAACAAGATGTCGATGTGCTGCTTGCCAGGGCTGTACGGAATCCGCAAAATGGATGCGATGTTCTTCCCAGCATCTCCGAAGGTCGGGATCGTACGCCGCTCATGATTGCCGCCGACATACCCAAGAATGCGGTGCCGAAGCGGGGCGAGAATTTCTACAAGCCGCCAAACTTCGGTCTGCGGATCGCCAATCTGCTCGAAGCAACTTCCCTTGGACAATTGGTGCCCCGCGTCAATCAAATCGCCAACAAGCAGAATGTAGCGATTATCGGCGGCCAAGACCCACGACAAGTATTCGTGCAATTTCTGTTCGTCGCACTGTTTGTGCCCGAACTGAATATCGGTGATCTGAAGAAGCTCAATAGTTTCGTGCGCGGTTTTGCGGAAATCCCAAGTTACATACCGAGCCTGTCCGTCAATCAACATGCTCTGCTTGACTATAGGTTCGTAGTCTTGGAGCATGGTTTCAATTTCGGTCAGATGATTTAAGGTCGTCGCTTCGCTGTTCACTTTTGGCCTTTCTCGTCTTGTCCGGTCTCGTCGGGTCGAATCATGTCTAGTCTAGCAAAAATCAAAGTTCTTGTCATGTCTTGTCACGTCCTGTCTAGTGTAGTCTCGTCTAGACACGCCCCGTCACGGAATTTTGATCTCAGGTTTCTTCATCGGAACATTTGCACTCACGGTATATTTTACCACACTTCGGACATATACGTCTACCGAGACGATCAATGTCTTCTTTCGTATACCAATATATCTCGGGCATCTCAGGCTTCTTGCTCCTTTTCCGCATGAGGGTCCAAAACAGCCAGCAAATCGCCAGCCGATACCCGAATCTGGATTTGATCGGATTTCGCAACTCCCGCCAGAATTTGTGCAGCCATCCGAATGATGTCTTGCTTCTCCAATAGGGTATCAACCGTCACTTCCAATTCCCTGTCGAAGGCAACTCGGACATCGCCCGAGGGATATTTGATGCTAGCGTTTGTTATAAATGTCATAAATAAACCAACTCTGATTCTTGGGATTCGGTTCCGACTACAGCCTCTATCGTGTGATAGAATCCGGGCTGCACCTCGTCCGCCCAAGAAGATGCGCCTTTAACGTGCCGCTGGATGTATTTCTCAGCCGATTCTCGGGTCCCGAAGACTTGACTGAGACCGTATTGGTCATAGAAACCCGACATTACGACGTAGACTTTCATATTTTCCACGTGTCCGTTCCGTCTGGGGACCCCTCGAAATTGCCGACCATTGTTAGTTGGCTTTCTCCACCGCTGCGGGCAATTCGATCTCCGACTTCTTGCATTGCCCGCTTATAAGGTCCCTCATACCATTCTCGGGCTATCGTCCTCCAGTCGGGCGACAAACCAATGCAAGGCGCATACGGTGTAGGATAGCGGGCCGCTAGCATCTTCAGGAACTCAGATTCCGCGATAGTTAATTCATTTTCCGTACACAACGGCTCGCTGATGTCTATTCGAAGATTCTTCTTGACGATGAGACGGATGGGCCCGGTTTTGGGAGAAACTGTCCCGCCGACGAAAAATCCCTCGTTTTCGAAGAACGACCTGTCGGCGGGAGAAATTTCCGCAATTATTTGCGTACACCCGCCCTGGATGCGTTTGAGTATATTGATTTCATCTGTATACCGCTGCGGCGTCAGATACCCGATTTCTAGGATCATTAATTACCAACCTCCGAAACGTACTGCCCGGTCTTTTCATCGTATGCCCCAAAAGATTGCGGGCTTCCATAAACCATCGTAGCAAAAGGCTCGAAGCCCGTGACGACCTCAATACGAGACCCGAGGCTGAATGCTTCTTGTTCCTCGGGAGTTTTGAAAATGTACCGCATTATCAGTGTTGGCCTTGATTCCTCGGGCAATTTCTCGTAATCTGTTTTCTGTATAATGCAGAGAATCTCTTCCTGCTTTACCCCGATTGTAAAGCCCGTCATATCGGCCCCAGAGAACGCTACTGGGGCGATCCGATAAATCCGCATCAGTTCCTTTTCAACCTCGTCTTCTGCTTTCGGGGTGTTCTTCCCTCTGACCAAATCTTGCGGAAAGACTCCTCTTTCTAGATGCACGGGAGAAACACCATTCCGCCAACTATCGCGGCGAGTATTAAAAATCCGCTCGTCCAACAGAAGGCTTCAAAAGTATGATCGAAAGCGACCCAGGTTGCGGCGTACGCTTTGTTGTACTCTGGAAATTCAGGGCCTTTATCCGCCACTTTCCAATAGGCGCGATTTGCCCGCTGATATTCGACAAAAGAGACCACGTAACCGATGACTGGTATTTTGTAAATCATAAATAATGTCCGGTCGCAACGCCCGTCACGAATCCTGTTACAAATCCGAACTTAAACCAGCGCCACTTTGACTTTCGGGCGACCGCGACTTGCGCCTGACACGCTTTGCTCGCGTCCGATAATTGAATATTCAGGCCCGCAATTTCAGTATTCTGCCCACCAACGACTTGCCCGAGGCTCGTAATTTGCTTGTCTTTGTCGCCCGCTAAAGTAGTTTCATCCGCAAGTTGCTGTTTGAGTACGGGCAACGATTCCAGGTTTGAAACCGTCGCCCGCGCCGCATCGGGGGAAGCTTGAAGTCCGTTTTCCGTACTTGAGATTCCTGAAGTTCCAATTAAGAATTCCCAGCGGGACGCCAATTCGGGCAACGGGAGCGCGGCGTCCTGTTTTTGTCGGGCGGCGAGCGTTTGTGAAAGCTGAAGCATTTCGGCGGTCAGCTTCTTGTTATCCGCAGAGACTTGCCCGAGAAGAACCTGGTACTGCTGCTGTGCCTGCTGGTTCTGGATCGCTAGCTTGTCGTTCTGTTCTTTCTGGGTCTGTAAAGTTTGTTCGGCGGATTTCTCTCGGGCGACCGCCGCGTCGTAATCTTTGTTCAGGGCCTTGTTACCGAGCAGGGCGACGGGAACAACTATAATCAAAGCGATTGCAAGAAATTCGTGAGCTTTGAACCACTTGAGATAGTTATCGAGCATTTTGATGTCTCTTCAGGTACTCAGCGGCGTTTGCGAGCCTCGTCGGGTCGTCGGCGTAATACCGAAGTCCGCGATTGCACCCCGGGCAAAGCAATCCTCGGCAGGACATTTTCTTGAGTGCCAGCTTCACTTTCCGTACCGACTCCGCCTTCTTGTAAGTTTCTTGCTCCCACTTCTGCCCGAGATAATCCGCATAAGCAAACCAAATATCAGCGATCAAAGTCGCGATTACTTTAACTTTCTTCCATCCGTGATCGTGATCTACAGCGAACCGCTTCGTAAAATGTTCTTGCGGGCGACGACAGATTCCGCAACACCCGCCTTGCTCGGCAAACCTCGCATTGTACCAATCCAGCCCGACACCGTACTTCTTATGGTAGTAAGCATCTCGCTTTTGATCTTCAGTCTTGGGCATATTAGCAGTTCTCAGTTACTTTGTCAACTTAACTCTTCCGGGCCTAGGTAATTTGACGGGAATTTGCAACTGCTCCAAGACACTTTCCAGCGTTCGCTTCTGAAACTCTAGATCATCCGCTTGTCGGGCGAAGTTCCGCCCTCTCTGGTCGAGATCGTCGTTCTTCTTTCGGGCAACTTCGAGGTCGGATTCTGCTTGTTTTAGTTGAGCAGCGACTTGTTGCCAATATCCGTAATACGTGTCTCGACGCTCGCGTGCCCGAGCTAAGTCACCTCGCAAAGCTTTAATTTCATTCCACCAAAACATTATTTCTTCCCCGCAGGCAATTTAATAGAAATCCGCAGTTGCCGAAGAACCGAGTCCAGCATGTCGTGCCGATTCGACAGATTGTCGTACTTGCCCGCAAGCCTGTCGTACTTGTCCTCGGCGGATAACAGCGAAGAATTCAGTTTTTCATTTCGGGCTTCTAGGCTCGCAATCTGCTCCTTGAGTTCGTCTGTTATCTGAACTCCCCGGCGGAAGGCGTCTTGGAGGATTGATAGTTCGGACAATGCTCGGTCTCGGGAGTTAGCCAGACTAAGGTTGGCCGCCCGTAAATCCCGGATGGTTTTCTGATAAAACATCTTTCCTCCTAATTCAACTTATCTGGGGCTTTCATAACGGATTCTATGATCGCCCCTAACTGCTGGATATTTTCGTCGGTCATTACTGCTACTGCGGGCCTCTGTAATACGTTTGCGAGCGTCAGCTTCATGTACTGGCTTTCGGTCTCGGCGACGCCCGCTCGTTTTTCGGCGTCCAAGGCCGATTGCATAAGTTCTTCTCGGGCAACTTCGAGATACCCGATGGTTTCCCGAAGCCCGCGAGTACGGAAAACGTACAAGACGCCCGTAAGAACCCAGCCGACAGCGAGTCCAGCAACTAGCAAGATTACGGGCATTTATTCTTCCTCGGGAAAATCTGGATCGCTGTATCCTTCAGGCAACGCCTTGCCCTTCCACTTCTTGAAATTTCTTTTGATGGCGTCGTAAATATCGTCGTCGGCAGGCCCGAAACAATCGCCCGCAGCCGAATAGAAATATTGCAGATATTCGAGTTCGGTCGCTTTTTCCACGCACTATCCTTTCGATGCGGGCGAACTCCACGAACCTTGCCCGCGAACAAATCTTCCTGGAACTTCGGGCACTCGATCCATTTGATGCCCGCAATCACAAAACTGCGGAGTCCGAGTCGTAGTGATCTTCAAGATCAGCCTATCGACTTCCTTGTTACAGTTCGGGCAAAATAATGTGAAGATCGGCAAGCTATTCTCCTGCTCCGTCTGCTTGCCCGATAACTGTTGGTTCTATTACGGGGTGCGAGAACGATTCAACTTTCACTCCTAAATAATCGGGCTTTGGGTCTTGATAGTCGGGCTTCGGAAAATCCGTTTTCTGTACTTCCTCGACGCCCGCAGAACTAGGAGCGATGTACTGATACGAAAGAAAGTCCCGAACGCAACTCGGGCTACAGAAATTCGGCGGCATTGGTGTATACTGCGGGCTGGTTTCGGGCAAGATCAAAGACAGCCATTGACGGCCTTCTGCGGGCATCGGCCGCCCGTCAATCAGAGAAACTTCCTGCGGCAATTCTTGCCCGTGTCTAGAAGCACAGCGTTGGCTGCAACACTCGATGACAACCGTCTTTTGGATCAGGTCGCCTTCGGTTAGCAAGATGTTTTGGCCGTCTTTTAGCTTTACTAAAACTTCGACTCTTGGCAAGTTTACTCTCCTTCGGGCGATTCGTTTTCCGTATCGTCGCCATCTTCAATACGACGACGGGTTTCCAAGGCGGCGAAATAGCATTTTTGAAGATCGGAAAAGTCCATTACGTACCCCGCTGAATCATCGTGCCCGAAACAAACCCCATCAGTAATATACCCGCATTCGCTCGGGCCGGGTTCAAACCACATCATATCTTGATCCGAATGGCCCGCAATTTCAAATTTGAAATCTTGGATAAACCATTATTCCAACTCCTTTGTCCATTGAGGTTTTCGATCCCCGTGGGCTTTCGGGCTATTGAAGTGGCAATCATAGCAAATACCCACAGAGTTTGTCAAGCTGACTTCGCCGCCGTTGCCTTTCGGGATTACTTCGTGCATATTCATTCGGGCAAATAACGGGCCGGATTCCTTAATCCGTTTTCCGCACCACTCGCACTTGCCCGAGCACCGCTTCCAGATTTGCGAGCGAATCGCACTCACGGCATCTTTTTTCGGGCAAGTTTCTAGAGTTCGGGCTTCCATCGCCCGAGACCAATCCTGCCCGTGAGTCGATCTGAAAATCCGGATTATGGACCCATTGACTCGCTCAACCCAAACAGTGTTTCGGGCGTTCATATTCCGAACAAGGCCGCGATTAGCGCAAACAACCCCAATACCAAAAGGAAACCCAAGAGTAACGCTAACCCGCCCCACAGCGGCAGAGTGACGTACCACCAAGACCAATTGATTACGTGGGTCAGCTTGAGCACGATGAACGCGATCCCAAGTAGCCCGGAAAAGCCAATGCCGCTTGAACTAGACGAACTTTCTGCCATATTCCCCTCCTTTTACGCTCCCCAACTTGACAAACACTCAGCGGCCATTGCTTGCGCGACCAATTTCCGTTCCAACCATTCCGAACAGTTTTCGGGCAACTCTATCTGGGCCTTGGCTGACTGGATCGCCCGTTCTAATTCCGCCTTCTCTTCGGGCGTGACATAGAAGCCCGACAAGAACTCGAACCACTTTCCAGATTCCGGCTTCTCATGCAACGTCTCGGCGATGCTTGCCCTAAATTCTTCGACTCCGACCTTCGGATCAATCGCCTTAGATACAAGGTCTTCCGGGATTTTACCCCCCGACCTCTTCGTATATTGGGCTAAAGGCTGCGCTTTTGAAATCCCCATTTCCAGCAATTTCTGTTCGGGCAAGTGCGGGAGAAGGTTCTCGGCAACCGACTTGAAGCCGTAAAGCGCAGTTCTTCCTTTTCCGAATCGGGCCTCGCAGGACTTGATGTAGCCGTCGCTTGAATGACTTCGGAGCGTCCAAGCTTTTGAGCGGTCAACTTCGAGCAAAGCGATCCCAATCTGGATGAAGTTCCGATGAAGTTTTTCTTGCCCGAGACGAGTTTCATCAAGCAAGGCGTCTACTTTTTCTAGGAGTAGCTCCTGCTTCTTGCGGGCTTCGGGCGATACGGGTTCAATTTCTTGCATCTGCCATCCTCCGTACCGTTTCGTGATCTGGAACCGTCTTACCGTCAACCTTGATCCACATATACCCGCGAGGGTCGCCCAAGTCAAGCATGGTTCCGTCCTCGTATCCCCACCAACTAGAGAAGTAGTCGCTGTACTGCCCGATAACGGCTTTGATTTCTTCGGGCATTATCCTTTTTCCGTACAAATAATAGCAATCAGCGCGAACAGCGTGCTAAACAGAAACGGGAGAATGAGAATTTCAAGGAAATGATCCAAAATTCCCGTATCGCCCGAAAGTATCAAATTGCTCAAGGCTACTACGCAAATGAACAATCCGCCCAACAAAGAAGACCAGAACCATTTATCAATCCAATTTTTCATCGCCCGTAATCCTCCTACATCCTACCATGCTTTAAGATTCTTTGTCAAGACCTTGCTTCTCTTCGGGCGACGAGTTGTTCATTTTCCGTACAAATTCCAGCCCGCGCTCGTAGGCGCACGCCCCACAAAGCGGATTCATAATTTTGTGCCAAGTTCCCTCAGACATTTGAGTGTTCGCCCGCAAAGCTTCAAGAGTTTCGGGCGAGTAATAGACGGTCGGTTCGCTCATCGGTGATCTCCAAATAACTCTGGTTCGTTTAATCGGGCGATCTCCACGAAGGAAGCAATCTCGCCCAAAAAGAGTAAATCAACTTCGGCGTCGCCCGGACCCTTGTCTCTGACCTTTACGAGCCTCAGCTTTGTCTGCGGGCTATAGTCGTTCTTCCGGTCATCGGAGTTCGTCAGCATATCCCGATGGATCGTAAATACGGCGTCCGAATCGTCTCCAAATGCTACGCTACCACGAACGTCCGTAACATGCAACTGCTTGCCTTTGGCCGTGGATTCGGCTTTCTTGGGGGCCCCGAGGACAAAGAATTTTAGCCCGTAAAGAACGGCCATAGATTTAACGCGCTGCATCGCGTTTTCCATCGCCTTGACTTGATCTTGCTCGTTACGGACAAGGTAGTGGATATTATCGAGCACCGCGACCGTTGGAGACAAGCGGCGAATAGCGGCTTCCATCAAATCGAGTACGGGCGTGATCGTAGTCAATGCTGCGTTTCGCCCGACGTAGTATTTCGCCCCAGCGAGGGCGTGAGCCGCTGATTTCATGTCATCGGGAGTGAGTTCAAGACGATGCTTTCGCAGAACGTGGGCGGTAACAATTCGGGAAATTTGCTCGATGGTTAGTTCGGCTTGGTAGTTGAGTATGACTTCGCCGTGCTTGCGGGCGGCCTCCAAAGTTTCTTGCAGGACGAAAGTTGTTTTTCCTTGCCCGGTAGAAGTCGCGACCACGCCGATTACTGATCCGGGCGACAAGATCGCCATTCGGTCAACGCTCGGGATCGAGAAGCGAAAGCGGTTTGGATCGTCCTTAACGTTTTCTTCCGTGCTGTTCATCAGGGATTCTTGCAAGCTGTAAATCCCCGCCATCGGGCGAACTTTGGCTTCTTGGACAAGGGCTTCGATCTTTGTACGGAAAACGGATTCTGATCGCCCGCAAGTTTCCAGAAAGAATTGATTCGCGTCTTTCACACCCTCGGGCCATCGGAGCAAGTACGTTCGCTCTTTCATCTCGGCCCAAAGCTTCTGCATAGCCTTCTTGCCCGCATCGTCGTTATCGCCCGCAAGGATGACGGATTCGGCGGACAACAATAAATCCTTGTCTTCGGGCGTGCATTGATATTCCGCCATCGGAATTCCGACTGCCTTAAATCCAGCTTGTTCGAAAATACAAGTATCGGGCTCCCCTTCTACTAGGAAAACAGGCTCCATCATATCCACCGTTTGGGTGTTGAACATGAGCGTATCCATGCCCGCTTGTCGAATAATACCTGAGAATTTCTTGCCATTGACTTCTGTTTTCTTGGCGATTATAGAACGATACTTAATTAGCGCAACTTGGCCGTCTCGGAAATACGGAAAAGAAATCCAGCCTTTGTCTGCTAGCGGGCTTCCGTCCCCCGCTTGCCTACCAATATCTTGGCGAAAACCAACTCGTAATCGTTTAGCTGTTTCCACCGTAATTCCTCTGCCGAGAATGAATTGCTGCGCGGCTTGCGAATTTTGGAAGGCTTGCTCGTAGGCTTTGTAACCGTCTGCGGGGTATGTTTTCTTTGGGGCATCTGGAACTCCTAGCGGGCGAAATACGTTCTCAACTTGGGTACGGGCGTTCGCAAAATCAGAACAATATTCGCGGACAATCTTGACCGCCGCCCGCAAGTCACAGTTGTCCGTTTTCTGGATTAAATCCAAGATGCTGCCCGAGATACCACACGAAAGACATTTATGAATCCACGTTCCTTGGTGCTGAAACACGTCGAAATTTCCTGCGTGCGAATCGGCATGCCAAATACAAAGCCCGCGCCATCTCTTGCCGTCCTGCTTCAAAGACAGCTTCGCCCGATACAAGTCTAATATCTTCGGGTGCTGCTTCAGAGATTGAAGAGATTCTTCGGGCATCAGTATTTGGGGTCTTTCCTGAGTTGCCCGAAGGCATCCCAATCAAAATCACTAAAGCTGTTTTGCTCACTAACCGAATCTGGTTTAGCAAGCACTCGCCCGTTATCTATCGTGAATTCCATCGACCACCCGTACCAAGCGTACGAGCCTTCGGGATGCGGGTTCAGTTTCCGCCCCAAATCCTCGGCTTGCTTGAGTTCCTGTAGGCTAGTTTCGGGCATTATCCGTTTTCCGTACAGATACGAACAGCAAAATCGTCTCGGGTGGGGTCATCCTCCTCACGCCCGTACGTTACACCTTGCCCAGAACGGAGAGCTTTAACTTCCGCAACAAGTGCGTGAGTTCGGTAACCCGCATTATTAGCCCGATTATAGCTGGCATTCATCAGGTTCTTGTAATAAACAGCCTTGTCCAACTCCTCACCACTCCTGAAATCGTTATCCGCCTCTTCTGTCCACGTGATAGCTTCACGCAAAGCGTTCAGGTACAGACGACGCTCGCGTACAAATTCCGCGACTTCGTTGCTCGAAACTCCGTACGGCTCTCGCTTAATCATCGCCCGCGCCTCCAAAGCAGATACAGAATACCCAAAGTGTTTACGGGCGTCAATACCACGACCGCCCACATGAGCCAAAGGTCCGGATGGGTAAAGTGACCGTGGTAGATCACGGGCGACCGCCTTGCAGATATTGCTGGTATTCTTTCCAGCCCGCCCGAAACCAAGCCCACGCCCGATGATACCAAGGTATCTTGAATTTAAATACTTTGGGGTATATGCCCACGGTTAGGCCCGCAGGCAATGGGGCGGACTTACGGGCTTCGTATTCAGCGTTGCATAGCGGGCAATTCCCGAATAGTCTGCAAGGCGGGAGCTGGTTATCCATTTTCTGTACTACCTCCGATGTTACTAAAGTTCTATCCTAGCGTTCGATTTGCGGGCTTCGAGGCCCGAAACCACCCTAACCCTTACCCTCGCCCGAGAAGCCTTTAGCCTCGTCTTAGAAAATCGTTATTGTAAGGTTCCTGTTTCATCTGGCAGCGTATCTTCGACAAGATCGGCTTCTTTTTCCACTTCCGCAAGGAAATTTACTGCTTCCTGAACCGCCTTAGCTCGTTCTTTTTCCGTACTGACCCGAATAAGCTCCTCGGTCTTTCGGGCGTCCTCGGCTCGTTTCGCCCGAACAAACAAAAGTTGCTCGGCAGCCTCGGTAAACGTCTTGGCCGCCTGACGGACAAGGAAATCGTCGCCCGAAATGTTCCCCCAGAACTCGGAGAAGGCGGATTTGATGTCTGCGGGCGAGTGGGTAGCCATAAGTCGCCCGATAGCTGCTTGCTGATCTCGATTGAACAGAACTTGGTTGTCTGATATAGCGGCTAAGTCGTTAAGCAAAGAAAACAGATCGCCTTTGGGCTTGAGTTGGATAATGCCCGTACACAACCCTGGGGCAATCTTCAGGAATTCGGTTAACGGACCTTTCTTGAACAGATCGCCTTTACGGGTATCCGCCCATTCGTCAAAAGCCTCTTGGAGCTTCCGCTCGCCAAAGACCTCGGATAGTTGCATAACCTGCTTCCAGACATCCCATTGTTCGGGCTCTGGATTGGTGCCAAGAACCAGCAGGCAAGTCTTATGAATTTTCTTCTTGATTGACATTCAGTTCTCCGAGGCAGGAAAAAGGGTTTTCTTCCCTTACCTCTACTTCACTTACTTTACTTACTTGCTTTACTTCCTTGGTAAGCTGGCGCTTAGCTTTTGCTAAGCCGCCGCTACGCCCCCGCTCAGCTAATGCTTCGCGTTTGTCTAGTATACGCTGCCAATCCCTCATCACCCGTCCGTGGGCCAGCATTTCTTGCCCGTCCACAATTTCCGTGTAGAATCGAGCAACTACCTTATCTTTGTTAGACATCCAGAATTCTTTGGTATCACAGTCTGCGAGCATCCAGAGAATATCGTCGTCCTTGGGCAGATACGGGCGAGTGCTGTGAAAAAACGCGGCTTGCAAAAGAGTACGGTATAGGAATTTCTCGGACTGATTCATTTTCCGTACAAACAGATCGGACTGGAATTCTTCCTCGTTCCAGGGTTGGTAAAAAGCTTTGTCTTGCCCGTTAAGCATCAGTGCGTCCTTTTGAGCATGAAAACAACAGTTAGCACCATCAGCACGATACAGATCAACCCCAAGGTGAAATCAATGGCGTGTAAGGTTCGGGCGATATCTGTCATTTGTTCGAGCATTCCTACTCCGTTTTCCGAACTTGATAGTCTGCGGGCAACAAGAGCAATTCAAAGATGCGGGCTTTATACCTTCTTGTGGATTTGAACCGTACCCCACAACTGCAAAGACAACGGCCCGAATGTCCAACCTTGGATATGCAAATATGCTCGGCTTGTTTCTTAGCGGGGCCGCGTCGCCCGCAATAAGCTCGCTTCACAATCCCTCCAAGAAATCTTGCTTCTCGGGCTTCGGCTTCCGCCTGAGATGCTTGAGTCTATCATAGATTTTGAAGACCGCAAGAAACGAATCGTAATCGGTTTCGAGCGAGTTCGGGGGGTAGGGCTTGGGATCGACCTTGCCGTCAAACTTCCCGAGTTTCAAGGCCCACCTACGGGCGATCCTAACCCCGAATTCTTCCTCGTACATCTTGGCGTAGGCGGCGGTCTGGAGAGCCGTCTCTGGGTAAATCGACTTCGAACTTTTGTAGTCTATGATCGCGAGTTCGCCGTCCACAAGACCGACAAAATCCTCCTTGCCCGTAAATTTATGCAAGCGAGAATAAAACGGGCGCTCGAACAGGATTGGCCTCATGTCGTGATCTTTGATCCAGGTCATAGCGGCGTCTACGCAGTTTCTAACGGGCCCTTCTTCGGGCAATTGCGGAGAATCCGTTTTCTGTACAACCGAAAGCCAATAAGATTCCAACCAGTCGTGCGCGGCGGTTCCGATATCAGCGGCCTTCTGACGCTCGTACTCGGGGGCTTGGCGGGCTTGCTCAATAATCTTGAAAATCGCTTCAACCGAGAAGCTGTCGCCCGCCATCAACAGCTTGACGTTATCGTAAATGTAATCACAACAGACCCCGATTGACCAGGGTGCGATTGCAGGCTTGGCGAGACTATTGAGAACCGTTGTGACGTGCGGAATTTTGAAAGGCTTGCATCCTAGCTCGGAAACTTGACTCGTATGCGCCTTTTCATTGACCGAGAGAACGACTTCCCCGTTGTAGAGTGAGAACTCCTGTTTATCGAGCATCTACCGTCTCACCAGCACGCCCGGAGCAATTAGCCTGTATTTCCAGAACATGCAGAATAGCAGAAGGAATTTCCATGTGGGTGTTATTGACTTTTCGTGTAGACTGCGATCAAAGATCGGGTCGCCCGCCATTACTTCCTCCTAATCAACGACGTTTTGAGACTACTTGTAAGCTTCGGCGACTGAACGAAGCATCTGAACGGTCGTATCCAGCATGTCCGCTTCTTCAAGGATTTCCGCCGCCCGAAGACAAGCATTGTTTTTCTTCCTACGGGCGGCCAACGCAAAGTATTCGTCTTTCGACGGATCGGTCACACACTTCGGCCATCGCGGGCAAGAAAACCCGTCTTCGTAAGGCCCGTGGGCAAAGCACAAACCGCCCGGTAATTGCTGGAGCACATTTCCTCCTAGAATGGAATATCTTCGTCTGCGACTTGGTTGGTTTGCGGGCGACCTTGAACCAAACCTTGGCCCGTACCTCTCGAAGCCCGATTATCCGTTTTCTGTACAGACCCAAGCAGCACCAATTCTTGCCCGATAACTTCCGTCATGTACTTCTTCTGGCCCGAAGTCTTGTCATCCCAGGATCGGGTTTGCAGGCGACCCTCGATATAAACCTTTCCGCCCTTCTTGAGATATTCGCCCGCGATCTCCGCGAGCTTGGCCCAAAGAACGACGTTGTGCCATTCGGTCTTCTCAGTCCAGTTTCCGTCCTTGTCTTTCGATCGGTCTTCGGTCGCGAGCGTCAGTTTAGCAACGGCGGTGCCCGAAGGCGTAAACTTAACTTCTGGGTCTTTCCCGAGATTTCCGAGCAGAGTTACTTTGTTCACTGATTTTGACATATTCTCTCCTATTTCCAAGCCTGATTATAAGTTATCGCGCAAGCTAGCCCGCAGACAATCATTGCGAGCAAGCTCGGAAGACTGGCGGTAAACGCGAACAGCAGCAAGTGCGCTAGCCCGACAAGACACGCTGCTAGCCAGAGTAATTTGTAGTAGATCATCGGGTTTTTGCGGGCAACGAGATTGTGAACGAGAACGGTTTTACGGGCTTGCCATCAAACAGACGATCTTGAAACAGTTTTGCTTTCAAGGGAAATTCTACTCTATACCCGTCTGTAGTCGTGAATCCGGCCCAGCCTGTGCTATAGAAACGTTTCCTCAGCGTCCTTTTTAAGGCGCGGGCTAATGGGCAATTGAAAACGTTGCTTGCATGATTTTTCCCGAGCCGAATGTTTCTTTCCGTAACTTCAACTTTGATCTTCATCTCTCCTCCGTTTTCCGTACTAGATTCTCTGTTCTGCCGCGAACTTGTATTCGGGCAACTGAACTATACCAGCCCTGAACGCCCGAATCAAGCGGTATTCATCGAGCGTCATGTCCCGTTTCTCGTCGTTGCATCCGTGGCAGGCGGTAACTTTCTTGGTCCCGCCCTTGCTCTTAGGGATTACATGGTCCCAAGTATGGGAATCGGGCGGTTTTTGTGTATGAATTTGATACTTCCAAACCCGAACCGCTCGCCCGCAATAGAAGCAGAACGAATCCGGATGCCCGAGTAGCCCGCCATTTGCGAGGACGACCATTATTTTCCTCCGAGCAACTCCTTCAGCTTGCCTTCTGATTCCGCAACTTCTAATCGGGCGACCAACTCGTTCATTTTCTGAACTGGAATGTCGTTCGTTATCTGAACGCCCGATTCCTTCAGCAAATACTCACGGATGCCCGTAAATCCTTTGTCCTTCAGCTTGATTAACCGGGCCATGAAAGCCTTACGCTCGTCGTCAGTAGCGAGCCTGTCCGTTTTCTGGACTTCGGGCGTCGGTTCGGGGTCGCCCGGAAAGATAACGTCGGCGTCAGTAATCGGATTCTCGGGCGTTATGGCGTTGAATGCAGGAATCTTGGCACTTTCATCCGTCTTGATTGAAAACTCTCCGCCCCAAGGCTTGCCCGCATCAGTAACAGATTCTTTCTTCTTACGGGCGACGGGCTTCTGAAGCTCGGGCAACTTGCCAACGGTTACGGGCGCTACTGGCAGATTAGGGACGTTGACACCCTGTCCAGCAGTAACGGGCGAATCCGTTTTGCGGACAAAGTTATCGCCCTGCTTCTCAAACTTGCCCGAAGCAGAATTCCCGTCATCATCTTCAGCGGCCACCCCGACAATTGCCTGATAAGCGTAGCGCCGAGCGTAGGTGATCGCGCTGCCCGCACCTTGGGCATCGAACTTGGACATCGGAAGTTCGAGATCATCGCGCAACCATTGCCCAGAAGAATGCGCAAGCAAGGTTGTGACCGCGATTCGGTTCAACCCGAGCCTCGGAGATTGGATTACGGCAAGCCCGTTCTTGGACAAGGCGTCGCTCGTGGCCTCAATAACGCCCGCAAGATCGGCATACTTGGATTTGAAGAAGGGATTGTTGGCGTCTTTGAGGACGGGTTTATAATCTTTGCGGGCGTCGGCGAGAGCCTTAGCAAGCTCGCCAATTTCTTCGGAAGTCTTGAGGCCCGCAGAGACGGGCGGGATGTTTTCATTTTCGGGCATTACTTTTTCCTTTCGAGTTTCACGGGCAGAAGAACGTAGATGTTGTTGGACCAAGCATAACACCCGTGTTTTCGGGTGTTTTCTATAGCTTGTTCGGCGGATTTCCGAGTACGGAAAACGGACACAGCCTCTTGCGCCCCTGTCAAAAGCAAAACCTTCGGGCCGGATTTATCGCCCGCAAGTCGCCCGTAAACCAAATGGCGCTTCCAAGTCTGATCGTAGACGATGAACATCGAAACTCCTATAAATGGACGAACGGACGATCAACGGCTAGCAAGCCCGACGCCCGAAAACAGTCTACCAAACTCTCGGGCGAGCTGTCAAGCTATTCTTCCCAAGTGATTTTCTGTACGGAAAACGGAAAACCTTCGGGCATATATGCAGCCTCGGCCTGCTCCTTGGTTGCCCACACGTGAGTGCAAAAAGCCACGGTTGCAGAGGGCTGCGTCATTCGCCCGATAGCGATCCAGCCTTCTTTCTTCTCAGAGGCCATGAAGAGGTCGTATTTTGACGGGCTTTTGTCACCCTCAAAGAACTGCCCATCGTCCCCGCAGGAATTGATCTCGCCCGTATTATCCAAACCATATAACTTTTGCGTGCTCTGCGATCCCTTGAAATAGTGGAAATTGACCACGGGATTTCCTAGGCCATCGACCACGGGCTTGCCCGCTAAAGCTTCCTGCAAATTGAAGGGCTTGAGTTTTCGATTGACGAAATTCTTGTCGCTATACTGATCGTAATCCATGTTTTCTCCTTATTGCGGGCGACCCGAAAGAGGCCGTCAATCAGGCCGCCCGTGTTCCAGACGTTCATTAACCGTATCACGGGCGAAGCCCGGAAGTCAACTGGTTTTTTCGGGCAACCCGTCGATTGTTGCAATTCACCTTTCGGGTAACCATGCGGAGATTTCCCGGTTCGTAGTTCCCGTCGTTATTCTCGCGATCAATTTCAAGACTGAGATCATCCCAATTAGGCAGCGTCACAACGTACTTGAGCCATTCTATGCGGTTTTCGATCCAAGAGCCGTAGACCGTTATCCCGCGCCCACCGTAATTCTTGTAGGCTTTTGACTCGGGATTGTAGCAGCGGGAGATCATACCTGTCCGGCGATGCAACCACAGACTGCGAAGCTTCGGATCAGGGATTACATCTATGCCTTGGTTTTGTGCAGTCTTTCGGTTGCTTTCGGCATGTCCGCAACTAGCGCATCTAGTCACTTGCCCACGCCAAACTTGTCGGGTAGTTACATCGAATTCCGTCCCACAATCGCACTGAAGGTAGGTTCTTCCGCCTTTACCTGGAAATGATTTTATTACGCGGCACGATCCGAACCGGGCGTCTACGACGGCGCACCGCCCTAGTTTTCTACGTTGGGCTCCGTTGCTGTAAGCGAGAGTCCAGCGGGGGTCAGTCTTTTCGGTAGCATTTTGTAGTTTCATATCCTTCAGCATCTAGTACCAATCCAGGGGACCATTCTGGGCATTTTATCATGGCCGCCCGAAGGTCATCAAGGGATAACCTTGAATCTACATCCACTTCACATACTAATTCGTCATGGGTATGGGCTACGATAGTCAAATTAGCTTTCTCTGCTTCAAACATCCCGTGAAGAAGCAAATCCCGAGAAAAGGCTTGGCACATGTTCTCAACAAATTTCCCTCCATAAATCTTAATCCGGCCAATGGCTTTCTTGGATTGCAGGCGACCCTCGTAGGTGATCCCGTCTTTGTTGAACTTTTCGTCTTTCTCGATCTTCGGGCGAATGTAATGTAGTCCGCGACCCGAAGGCAGCATCAACCGCAGGAGTTTGGTTCCGAAGCACTCGAAAGCGAAGGCGTTGTACTCCACGATTTTTCCCGGATGACGGACGGCTTCAAGAGCAGCGGCTTCGATTTCCTTCCAAGCTTCGGGCACCTCCCAGTATTTCGCCCGGAATGCGGCGATTGAATCGTGGGCCAGATCGTGATCGATTTCGATTTGCAGGCTTCGGGCGTACCCCATCAGCCCCGAGAAGACTTTATCCCCGGCGTCGTTGATGAATTCTTCGCCGCCCGAAAGCTGATACCCGCCGCCGAGAACTCCAGGCTTGGCATTCTGCCGTTCTTCTTTTGTTATTTCCTCGTATGGTTTCTGGAATAGATCGGCCCCAAAGTCTTTGTATGGATCGCGGCCTGTACGGAAAACGGATTGGATGCTTTCGCAGCGGGTAATCCAGCCGAGCGCCCGGAATTCCACGGCGTTCAGATCGCAGACGAGAAGCTTCTTGCCCGGACTCGCTTTGATTGTCGAGCGCAAAGTGCTTGTAACAACGTCCATCGGGCTAGAGAATTCCATTGCGATGCCCGTGTAATCTCGATTCTTGAGCAAATTGATCGCGAGATCGAGATTCTTTGAAACTTCTCTTGTCGGGCGGGGCAGGTTTTGCATTTGAACGTTCTTGACTTCGCCACCGCCGCCCGACCAGCGTCCCGTTCTCGGAGCACCCATATACAGGAATTGGTGTCTCAGCCGACCGTCGCCCGAAACAGAATTCACGATCTTCTGGAGTTTGGCGTCGGAGGTCTTGGACGATTGTTTGCGGAGATTAAGGGCTTTAATCGCCGCATTAGTTAATTCGCATTCGCCCGCAAGAGCGCGGTTGACGAAGGGCTTTCCAATGCCCGAGAAAGTATAGCCTTGGGTTTCGAGCCACGCCAGCATTTGTGGGCCACTGTTAGGATTCTCAACGCCCGTAATTTGCTTGAGTTCCGCCCAGAGGTCGGCCTTGACGAGTTCGGCGACATCCTTGCTGCCCGCAACCAAATCCATGTCCATCGGAAGTCCACGGGCGTTTATTCTTTGATCCAGCTCCCAGCCTCGCTGCTCCATTTCGGGCAACGGAAACGCCTGCATTCGTTTCCACAACGACCGCTCGGCAATTATGTCCTGCTTGCAGTATTCGCAAAACTTATTCCAATCCTCGGGGTCTGAATCGGCGTCGTGGAACCACGCAGGCATCTTTCCGAACAGCGGGGTTTCATGGGCGGCGACGCCCGGTTCGCAGAATAACTTAATAAGTCGCTCGCCCTCGGCGTCTTTCATTTCATCTACGGGCAATCCAAAGACCTTGCCGACATCCCCAAGGCTGCCCGTAACTGACAAATGCCGGGCCCAGATTAGAACATCGGCCCACGAAGAGAGAGGCGTATCGATCCCGTACAGCTTCTTTAGAACGCCGTGTTCAAAGGGGGCATTATAAGCTATTTTGGTTACGTGCGGGTCCGTGATTGCATCTCGAAGTTCGGAGCAAAACTTTCCATCAACGTGGTTCTGAAATAGATTTACGGGGTTTTCGTTCAGACTCCACCCGAGCATCAGGGACTGCGTGTCAGGGCTGTCAAGATAGTTTGCCAGCCCGTATTCGCGCAGATCAACGGTCCCCCGCGTCTCGAAATCAAGGAAACAAACAGTCATTCTTGCGCCTGTTTCTTTTCCAAATACGCCTCGGAAGCTTCTTTGGCAGTTGAAAATCGACCAATATGGTGCTCTCGCCCCCGGAGCGTAATACGCGCAACGAATTTATTCCGACTCTTGTCAAATGTTACGCCTCGAAGCCCCGTAGAAGAGTTTATGTTAGGACTATTTGATGTGCGACGATTGTTAGCCTGCTCTTTCTTTGTTGCCCACCGTACATTTCCCGGCTCATAATTCCCGTTCTTATCGGGGTATCGGTCAAGGGTATGCGCAGCAGACGGGCGAATTCCAATTTCGGCAAAGAATTGCTCGAAGCCAGTGAACAGGAACCGAATTCCCCGACCCCCGTAATTTTTGTACCCGATGTTGTTGGGATTGTTACACCGCTGCTTGGCGGAACTATAGGATATGTACTCTGGCGATAGTCTTCCTCGGCCACGCGAGTGGCCATGTTTAATACGATTCTTGCAAGTGCGGACAGCGGCCTCTATTTGGAGACACCCGCAACTTTGCTGCCCCCTAGTCAAAATATTGGACGGTAAGATTTTCCATCTCCCGCAATCGCAAAGGCAATCCCACAGGACGTTCCGACGAGAATCCGTGCCATAACGGTCCACAACTAAGAGACGACCAAATCTCCGATTAGTTAGATTTTTGAACATCTCTATAGTGTGACACTAGAAGTTGGTGCCCGTCAAGGCCGTAACGCCCTTTCCGCAATCTCGTATCGGGCACTTAAATAAGAACCCTCGTGCATCGCCGCCCGCGTCTCTGGGCATTGACACGTAGTTGAAGGAGTGGGATGGGCAAACCGCCGCCGAGATAACCACGACCATGGGTTCGGGTGTTACTTCCACAGTATCGCTCATTGACTTTCCTCTTTCGTATATAATTCGCACTCACTTGCGGGCAAAACTTTCTTCCTCTTGCCCTTGATCGGTTGGGCGATCTCCGCCGTCAGGCTGACGAGGACGCCCGTACGCTTCCCCTGGTTCTTAGGGTCGTAGTAGAACACGGTCTCCCCGATGTTTTCGTGCGTGATGGGTTTACCGGGCATGGCGCTATTTACTTGCTCTTCCGAGGCAGTATTGTATAGCCCCGTTAAGAGCGAAAACTGTGAGCAGAACCCAATACCGCCAACCCATACTGCCGTTGTCCGTGGCCGATAATACTAGCCCGAATACGATTCCAGAGACGAATGAGTAAATCATTTTTTCCTCTTCTTCGCGGGCTTCGTTTTCCGTACAGGCTTGACACCCGCCGCTTTCAGAATCTTGGCGAACGCGGCGGGCGAGAAGGTCCGGCAGCCGATTTTGAATATTTCGGGCTCAAAAGGTACATCGGTGGTTAGGATACCCCCGCCGAACGTGGGCATAACGCGAATTACTTTCACGTACCCCTTTTTCCAAGCTGCCCGCAAATCTTTTAATTTAAGGTAACGAGGCAGGCAACCGCTCGGATTTACATCTCCGAGTTCGGTTAGCCTAGTATCGCTTAATTCCAGTTTTTCGCCCGCAACACACTTGATAATCATTTTAGATTCCCTCCAAGAAATCCGCCGCTCTTTCGGGCGACGGTAGAATTTCAACTTCGTACAAACATTGCTTCTTTTCCCGCTCTCTGTGCCGCGAACATAGGACGATGTTGACTCCGTAACTCATACCTGAAACGTAGCAACGGCGACCAGAACGCCCGCAGGCAACCCGACAGCGCAGTTTGCGGTTTTTCACGAAGGCTTGACAGGGGTTACGCATTGATATTAATTGAGAATAAGGATTTCTTCGGGATTGCTTCTTCGCCGCAATAGTCCACGCTGCACTGGCTTACACGGTGGTTGGTTGCATTTCCTTGGTCGTGAAACGGGTCCAACTCGTCTGGCGTTGGCGTGTGGCAGTTGTGAGCGTATTCAAGAGCATCGGCGATTCGCCCGAGATTTCGGGCAATCTCCGCGAGAATGTCTTCGCTAGTTTCTGGTGAAATCATCAATCTCCCCCTGCGGTCGCCCGCAATACATTTTCCGTACACAAAGCTTGCCCGATAATCTCAGCGTACTTCTTGTGATCTTCGGGCGACGAATGAGTATATCGGGCAGTGATATCGCCTGAAGCATGCCCGATTCTCTCCTTCTGGATATGCAAAGGAACTCCGAGCGATGCCATCAGCGAGATATTCGCGTGACGGAACGCGTGCAGCCCAGCGCCCGTACCCAAAACAGGTTTAAGACGGCGGACAATCTCCCCGTTATTCCACGGGTTTCCTTTGTAGGGGAAGAATAATTCGCTAGCACCCGCAATAGGATTATGCTTGGCAGGCATCATAAGATGATCCTTCCCGCCATCACGGTCTGTGCCGAAGGCACCAGCGAAACTTGATAACTCTCGGGCAAGTTGCCCGCTAATATGAATCGTCCTGACCGCGTTTCCCGTCTTCGGCGTCTGAAGTTTTCCTTGGAATGCTGAGCGTCTGATTCGGATTACACGGGCGTCCAAGTCGATATCAGTTTTCGCCAAAGCCACTAGCTCGCCGCCGCGACAGCCTGTCTCTGCGAGAATTCTCAGCATCATGTTGAATTCTCCACTCGTTGCGCGGATTATTGAACGTACTTCATCGACGGACAACGACTTTGCCTCTTTCAATTCAGCCCGAGGCAGCGAAACGAACTCGAAGGGATTCCCATCAGCATATCCCCAGGCCCTCGCCCGTCGCCAAACCATCTTCATCGTGCCGAGCCTGTTCTTGATTGTCTTAGGGGCGATACCCGCACACGACGCAACGTAAGCTTGAATCTTTTCCGCGTCGATAGACGCCAAGGATACAGGGCCGAAAAACGAATTCAAGGCGACGATGTTGGACTTCAAGCTTGATTGGCTAGCGGGCTTGAAGTTGGGGATTGTCTCCGCGATGTATTTGTCCGAGAACTTCTGAAAGGAGACGCTTTCCTTCGGACGCGCCGAAGTCGCTCGGATTTCGCCCTCAACCATCTTGATCCATACGTTAACCGTATTACCGCCAAAGGTCAGAACTCCGCGTTTCATTGGGTAACCTCGGCAGGAAAATTGAGACAAGCAAATTCTCCAAAATGTTCCGTAGCTGCCGCATCGTAAGCTCGCGCCGCTTCTTCCTGCGTCATGAAATTTCCCAAGGGCACTTTTCGGTAATCTACATATATTCGGGCAGACCAGCGCAAGTGGTTTTTAAATACGCCCTTGTACGGGCTCGCCCCACGAAATCTCCTGCGGTTAGCGTTATTCTGACCCCGCGTAGCCTTGCGAAGATTAGACCGCTGGCAATCCAATCCGTTCCCGTTTTTGTGATCCACGTCAGTCCGAGCGTCGGTTACCCCGAGAAGAAAGCGATGCAGAAGAATGGTCTTTCTCTCAATTGGAGTTTTTCGATGAGCGTATACAGCATTCTTGCACACCAACGCGGTCCACTTTCCCGCACCAATCGTCCGCTCGTAGTCCTCGTCATCAACGAGGGCCACATAACCGCGAGTCAGAGGAATCAGCTTCATCAGAACAACCCTTCCAAGACTTCATTAATCACCCAGACGCCCGCTAAGACTACTAGCCCGAAAACTACGAGAGCGCCTATTCCTAGAACTAGAGTTTGAGCTATTACTTCCATTTCGGGCCTCCTGATCCAAATATACGGAAAACGGACTGCTGATGTCAAGTGAAATCGGACGTATCAAGACGAAAAATATCGTATTGAACTCGGGCTTCTTCAACGGCTGCCCGAACTTGTTTCTCACGGGCATTCGGTTGAGACTTGCCCGTCTTAACTTCAAGCAAGACGATCCGCTTCAGGTCGCCCGCATCCAAACCGTCAAATACAAGATAATCGCAAGGTTGGCCTAAAAAATGACAGTCCTTCGGGCTATACGGAAACCCAACCATGTGCGGCGCTAGCTGCTCGGCCACAAGCCCGCGATTCACGGCCTTGGATTGCTTGATAGCTTCGGCCCGTTGCTTCTCAATCTCACGGGCAAGTTTAGAATCGTATTCGAGCTTGACTTCCTTGCGGGCGATCTCAACCGTCGCCCGCAACTCCGTTGTACGGAAAACGGACAATTGCGATTCCAACGAATCCATCGCCTGCTTCTGCGCGGTAGCCCGAAATTTTTCAAGAGATTCCTGAAACGCCTTCAACTCCTGGGCTTTCGCAGCGACTTGCTTTTTCGCCCGTAAGAGTCCCACCAACAGAAGCCCGAAGGCTAACACCCCGAGAATCGCTGCCAGAATCGTTTCCATTTTCGCTCGGTATAAACCACCTAAAGTTTTACTTCCCGAAAACCAAATCGTGTATTTTCATCGTGTTACAAGTTTTCAATCGGGCGACCGTTTTCCATACAAAGCAGGCACCGAAGCAAACGCCCGTTGTATCGCCCGTGAATCCCGCAATGATTTACCGGGCCTTCTGGCAAGTATCGCTCGGGATTGCCCGCGTACCTTCCAGCATCTTCGGGCGTCCAACCGTGAGCCTTGACCAGATGCGCGAAGGTATTCTTTCCCGTGAAATGACAAATCGGGCACATTGGCGGGCCAGAAACGCTCTCCCGAATCTTCACGGGCTTCGACGCCCGAAATCTACTCAAAGGCTCGCCATACTCCCTAAGCTTGCGGTACAGCGTCGTTCGCCCGATACCTAGCTCACGGGATGCCCGTTGACAATCCCGAGTTTCCAGGCATGCCGCTAGGATTGCTTCCCGTTCTATGTCTGCTAGCGGGCGTATCATTAGTAATCCTCCCCCGCTTGCTGCTGGAATTCGTAATCTAACCTATCTTCCCAGCATGACGGGCAACGAGCAGAGCCTTTACCGGGCGTAGTAGGCTGCCCGCAGTCAATACAGAAAGTGGATTCGGGCGATACCCTTCCTTCCCGCGCTATAATGTCTAGAGCCTTGCGGGTGTCTGACTCTTCCCAATCATCTAGCGTCCGTTGTATGCTCCCTTTCCATACGTTTTCCGTACCGTGCAAGTCTTGACGCCCGACGCCTGGACACAAGAGCATCGGTCGCCCGTTATAGGTATGTGCGGCATGAGGCTCTAGGCAAGAACAAGGTTTGGACATTTCTCCTCCGTTTTCCGTATTTTCTTGACAACATCGCCCGTTAGTGCCACGATGCTACACGAAAGGGGAATTACTTATGGTTACTTTCATTCTCAAACTTGCGGGCGTCTGGTTCCTGGCGTCCGTTGTCTTCGCTTTGTTCTTCGGGCGGCTCTGCGCTATGAGCGATTGCCCGAAGCCCGATAAACGCTAATCAAAGTCAATCCGTAGCCCGAACATCGGCACGGGGAAGAAGTACAACCGTTTCTTGCTCGAATCCCAGAACAAGCCGATCCAGTTGGGCCAATGTTTTGCATTGCACCCATCTCTGCCACAACAACCGTAAGCACCGTCAAGATAACGAGGCAACGTGAACGTGTATCCAAACGGGCCCATCGAAAAGCCGATTTGCTCGGGGAATTCCATACGGCTCCTATCGCCCGTGTCTACGGGTTACTCAAATTTGATACCCTTTTCCTTGAACAAGCGAAGCATTAAATTGATCGGTTTGCGGAACTTTCCTTTTCCCCACAGTTCTTTCTGTTCTTTGAAATTGCAAGCTCGCTGAACATTGACTCCTTCATACGGGCAAGGTCCGCCTGCTGCCCACTTGTCAAAGGCATTTTGATTCGGGTGGCAAGAGGCGTCGTACATCATTAGATCGGCGCACAGCTCCGCTGATACGCTTCCCCACGAAGCCATAAGAACCATTGTAGGCGCGGGTAGTTGTGCTTTGGTCAAGTTCGCCGACCGCAAGTTCGCCGACCGCAAGTCCGCCGACTGCAAGTTCGCCGACCGCAAGTTCGCCGACCGCAAGTCCGCCGACTGCAAGTTCGCCGACCACAAGTTCGCCGACCACAAGTCCGCCGACCACAAGTCCGCCGACCGCAAGTTCGCCGACCGCAAGTTCGCCGACCGCAAGTCCGCCGACCGCAAGTCCGCCGACCGCAAGTCCGCCGACCGCAAGTCCGCCGACCGCAAGTTCGCCGACCGCAAGTCCGCCCCAGTTTTGACTGCCGCAGTTACGGACGCCCGCAAATCTACGGAATCCGAACTGAAAATTACTTCTGCTGTCCAACGATTTTTGATTTCAAACTTCATGTTATCTCCTCTGATGTCTACGGGCAGGTTTATGGATCGTGTACGTTTTCCGGATTGATCTTCGGGCACCCGAATGACGGCGGACGCCCGAAGCAAACCCGAAGTTAACCAGCATGACTAGCGTGAGAAGGAGCAGGATCGTTTTACGCATGTTATCCTCGCGCAGGAATGTAGAATTCCCGATTGCCCATCCGAACACTGACGGTTAATGCACCGTAAACGATAGGCGCAATTGCTTCCATCTTGGCATCAATCCGATTACGCTTGGCAATAGCCTTTTGTGTTCGGGCGAAGTCCCAATTGCCCGCATGATCCTTGTAGCCGTTGGTTAGCTCGGCCTCAATCCGAACGTGAGTGGCAGCGTATCGCATGAGTTTTAGAGCGGCATTCCGAAGACTGCCGTACTTCTCTTCCAACGATAACGGTGCATACTTCATGAAAAAGTGTACGAATTCGTTTCGGTCTCTCTGTGACATATTTTCCTCCGTTTAAAGGTCTGGTCCGATCGTTTCGGGCTATCGCCCGTAATCCGTTTTCTGTACTGGGTTTGCTTACTCGCCCGAATCCTCGTCTACGTCGGCATTCTCTTGCGCATCTGCTAAAGCTTCCTTGCGGGTTTTGAACGGGCCAAACGCACAACTATCGGGCATACATCCAGGCAGACACGTCCACCAGAACCACCCGCCAGTCGTGCCTGATTCTTCGATTGCCCACTCAATAGCCTTGTCCCTATCGCGGGAATTCATGTGCATTAGCGGGAATCGCTTGCCCGCATCCCACATCAAATCCTCATCCTGCTGGACGGCCTCTTCTGCCGTTAGCTCGAATACTTCCACATCGGGCAGGCTGTAAGGATCGCTCGCTCGTTTTGGATCGCTGTATGCTTGCATTGTTTCGGCCTCTTTGTGTGATTTGACTTACACTTGTTATCTTGCAACTGTCTCTCCAAACCTAAGTCTTTTGTTTTCATCGGGCAACAATACGGAAAACGGACAGGTTGCCCGAAAGTGTCATCGGTTGTACCGATTTTTGCCAAACAGCCAATCCAAACCCGCAAGCAACGCCCAGCCCGCAAAGCAGATTAAACTCCACTGTTCGAGCCAATACCAGAAGCTTAGGATTTTCTCGGTCATCGGGCTGCCTCGGTCTTAAGCTCGGCTGCCCGCATCAAAACCCAAGATTGATTCTCGGGCGACAGTTGCCCGAAATTCTCTGCTGGCTTTGTGTACGCAGGCTGCCTGAAATTGAACTCTCGCAGCGCATCCTGCACGTAAACCGCGTCATTTGTAACCCAAGACATTGACATAAAAACCTCCGAGTCTCAGTCTAGGGGAAGGCTTGTTTTCGGGCAAGTAACCCGAGTAACATTCTGGCGATTACTTGCCACAGCTAACGATAATCTGCCCGAATTCATCCAAGGGCCTAATTGCGGCATCTCCACCATTTAAACATGTTACACGGGCTTCGCCGATATACGTTTTCCGTATTTTGTAGACGAGCGAATCCGGCTGCTCGCTGATGATTGAATCCGACCATTGCCGATACGCATCTGTTCGGTCGTAATCGCGGGACAGTTGCCCGTAATAGTTAAACCAGAGCAAATTCGATACCGCTAGAGCGGCGAGCAAGGCCAATTTCGTCTTCATAAATCCTCCGTTATCGACTAGATTCTATCATGCACTCGAAGCCCGCGAGCCAAATATTTTCAGCCCATGCGGGCGTTTCTGCCTGAAACTTGTCCAATCGCCCGAACCAAAACTCTAGGTCTTTCGGGCTGCTGTGGATCGTTCTGATTCTCGGGCGTCCAAGCAAGATCGCCCGTAATCCGAAGGACCGCGTTAGTAAGTCTCTGGTTGCGGAATTCACAGAACCTCTAGCCAGTTGGCGGGAATATCCGCTTTCCGTACACGATGGCAATGCTTTTGCAGCCATTGGAGTGTAACGCTCGTGGTACAGACGCTAGAAACACTACCAGCAATGCACGTTGCGCGGGCTTCTAGCTTCCCAGGTTGCCCGATTTGACGGTAATAATCAGCCGTGCTCGGGTCAATCGAAACGTAATCACCGTGCTTGTCCTGCTCTTGATAATACTTGAGCCCGTCTTCTTCGATTCCGCGTGGTCTGAAAATCTTCGTTCTCATTGTTTGCTCCTGATAACGTAATAGGCGATGGCAGCGACCAGTTCTTCTGCTCGGTCATCGTTTGCGACGTGTCCAAGCCCGTTATCGATCAGAGCAGTGCGGGCAGCCGTGAAAGCCTTATCAATTGCCCGCTGATCGTCGCTTGTCATCTGCTCGTAAGCTTCGTGCATTTTGCCCGTATCAATTTTGGTCATCGACATATTATCTCCTCGCCTGCTCGAAATCGTCTTCACCTTGCCAGTACGGAACATAAACACCTTCGGGCTCCGAAGTCTTGAGAATTACTGAAACCCGTGTTTCATCCCACCTGTCTTGATCTTGTGGTCTCATGTTCGGCCTCTTTTCTGCCCTTGCGGGCTTTGCAATGTATCTTGCAACCAAGAGACCAAACTTAAAGCCTTTAGAATCAGTAAGCCCTTGACAAAACTGACAATTTATGGTACAATGGTTAACATAATATGCCACTAAACAACTGCCCCAAATGCGGTACGCTCAAACCTGCCTCGAAACCTACGTGTGCGGATTGTAGGGTATCTTCGCCGCCCGCCGTCAAGCGATTCCATACCCGCAAGCGCCGATTGGAGAAGACCTACGGGCTTACTCCCGAAGATGTTGACACCATGCTCACCGAGCAGCAATCTAGATGCTTGCTTTGTGCTGCACATCTGCACTCGCCGCATATTGACCATTCTCACTCTTCCGGCATAATTCGCGGACTCTTGTGTAACCCGTGTAACATGCTGTTAGGCTGGATAGAAAAACACAAAATACCGCTCTTTCGCATCCAAGACTATTTGATGCGGTCTGCCTTTGCAACTCCGAAATGTGTCCCAAGCCGGGATATGCCATAGCCTATCAGAATCCACAATTTCAATAGGTTACAGACTATCCACACGCCCGCATTCTGCCCGAATCCGACCAAATGCGTTTTTATGTCATAAAACTTGACAGATTTTGCTATTCGGGCAACCATGATCGGAGTCTAATCCGTTATCTGTACAGCGTCAAGACCTATAATCGCCCGAAAATCAATGACTTGCGATTATACGGAAAATGTACTTGACTTTGGCGAGCTAGGTGCTAATATACAGACATGAAGATTCGGGCCTTTACTGGGATGTCGCTAACCTGCCCAAAGTGCAAATTGATGGGCAATTACGCGAGCCATCAGGAAATTGCCAAGGGATGGCGCGAGCCGATGTGCATGTCTTGCGCTAAGACAATCCTTGGCTGCCCGTGGAAGCTTGGATACGGGCAAGTTTGGGATTCGGAAACTGGATTAGTTGAGCACAATTCGCCCGAAGGAGCGAGACGCTAATGACCTACGGAATGTTTCTGATTCTATGCTTCTTGATCGCAGCTTGCGGGCATCGGACGCCCGAAAAGAAAGGTATTTTGGACGGAATAGACACGTCCGAGCCCACGATTAAAGACTTTGGGGAATGGTTGACAAATTACGGCAAGAAGTACTAGGGGGAGAAATGCTGGACAAATTGACTGGACCTCAGATCAAGATGCTAGATGATTTGTTTGCTAAGAGCGAAATTCCCTATCAAACCATTGCCTACAAAGCCCGCAAAGCTAAGACAATAGAGCATTTATCATCCCTCGGGCTTGTCACTTATGATCTTGAGGTTATCCCAGAGGCATTGCGCGGGCGTCATCGACTGAGTTATATCGTGACCTTGACGCCTATCGGAGTAAACGCTGTTCATGTACTTGCTAAAGAGCGGTTTTCCGCCCGTAAGTGATTGAAAAGTTTACCCTGTTAGCGCATAAGCCCGCAGACCTAGTGAATCTGCGGGCATTTTTCCCGTTGTACGGAAAGAGGATTATGCCCGAACCAAACCCGAAAGACTATCCAATACTCACGCCCGAAGAATGGTATCTGCTGGTAAACCGAGTCCGAGACCTGTGCGAGCAATCGGGATGGAAGAACGTGTCCGAGGCTTTGCAATACGTGGTTAGACAGAAGCAACTTGCCCGTAATCAATAGATTAGACAGTTCGTTTTCCGTATAAGATTGGACGCCCGAATGCAACATGAGCGCTGTGAAGAATACACGATGTCAGACTTTATGGTAATCGAGCGGGAAGCATATTGCGAGCGATGCCAGCGAACAACGGATCATCAGGGCGAGTTTGGACCGTGCATTCGCTGCCTGCGCCAGAGGAATACGGAAAATGAATAGCCCGAAGCCCGTAAACGAGTACATGACAGCGAAAGATAAGGAGATAATAACCAAATGGCTAGACGCGCAAGATGATCCCTTTGGATGCTTGCAGCGAGCTAGAGGCGTTTGCAATATCGAATACCTAGTTTGGTTCGTTCTGAGGCAAGGCCCGACACTTGCCCGCTAAAGCCTGATTACCAAAGTAATACTGTATGGCACACAGTAGCCACGCTCGATTTCAATTTCCCACTTGACCCCATTAGCGGCCACGATTTCCCACCAGAAATTTCTGTTGAGTTTTCTACTCAACAACAAATTCCAACGAATCCTCTAACCCGATTAGAATGTGCGGATTGCAAGCCCGAAGCGCCGGAGTACACCCCAGACCGCACCAGGATCGAGGAGACAGTTTTGGCGTGTACCACTTTAGGGTCCCTTGGGTAAAAGGATTGTTATCTTGGAGATGCCACCGGGCGCTCTACCCCACCGCCCCTAGTCATTCGCGGCCTATGCTTGGGTAGCAAAAATATTCTAAGTACCTTCTTTTCAAATAGGTGGGTGGGGCTTGCTTCCGGCACGCTAAAGTCCCTTATCCGTCTCTTACAGGCCACAAAACGTCCCTTAACGGCATGGGCTTGACAACCGCTCGCGACTCTGGTACTCTGCTTCTACGGGCGGAACTAGCCAGTAGTTTAGGTCGGGCACGCCTCGACGTTCCGTCCACCATTCGTAAAGTTTTGTAATTGTAAAGAAATGTGTAGGAACCCGATGACAGACACGCGCAACGAAGGCTGGGATGACCAATACGGGGGTTGAGATGAGTGACACGCGCAAACCGCTGACGAAGCTAACCATTATTGCCGCAATCAAGAAGCACCAGGCAGTCATTGCCGACGCGCGGGACAAGCTTCGGGCTTTGGTCGCGGATGTCGAGGAAGTCTGCCAAGATTCAGACGAAGCTGTAGGCGAACTCGAGCTAGCGGTAGAATATCTATCGCGGAATTTGTGAGGTTGAGATGACAGACAAGAAGCTGTACACGCCCGCAGAGTATAAGGCAGCTCACAAATGGCTAGAGTCCAAAGTTTCGAAAGAAGGTAGATTCTTTGACACTTTCACCTTCGTCAGATGGGCGCAACTATTTGCCGAGTATGCGCCGGAGGCGCGGCATCCGGAGTTACGTCAAAAAGTTCGAAGAAAGGGTAACTCCATGAAACTGTGGGCAGTTAGTTACGGGCCCGCGTGGGAGGGGAACGAGATCGATTCCATCTGGACGGATAAAGAGACTGCCGAGGCCCGCCAGAGATTCCTGAAGGAAGAATATCCTCCCGAAGACTACTGTCATTATCTTGAAGAATATGATATTAACAAACCACAAGGGAAGGTAACTGCATGAAAATACTAGACTTTATCGGCAATGAACTCGCTACGGGCGATGCTATATCCTTGAAGCCCGATCACATTATCGGCGTAATCCAGAAAATAGACGACGGATCGATTGCTCGTGGAATCACTCTTGACGGCAAGCCTTCGGGCGAAATCCTTCCGCCGCACATCGTAATCCAGATTCAGGCGACGCAGGTTATGCTCGTCCAGGCCCCGCCGGGGTCGCCCGTAGGTCAGGTTCCGGGCGTCATCAAGATCGCGAAGCCCGAGGAGAAGAAGTAGGCTTGACAAAGTAATCAATCTTTGGTAATCTAGTTTTGCTGTATCTTTCGGATGGCGGGCAACGTTCGGTAATCAGCCGCCCGTTGCCCGCCTAAATTTTGTACGGAAAGCGGACAAGCAGTGTTTGACGAATCTTCTCAGGAGTTTAAGGGCAATTGGATACCCGATGGGTTCCAAGTCCGCAAGATCAGACGCCCGCGAAAGAACGTTCCTACTTGGGCCAACAGCGACAAGAAGCTCAAAATGAGAATCTTCGGGCCCGCCATGCGGAGGTACAGGATAGCCTATCTTTATTGGCGTGTAGGCATGTCTGCTCGGGAAGTCTCGGAAGAAGTCGGCGGAAGTCTCGACAGTATCAACAATGTTATCAAATACTTAAAGAGAAATGGTGACAAGTAACCATGTTGGTACTCCTTTTAGACGGGACTAAATGATCGAGCTAGAGACAGAAAGAGACGTTCTGCTTCGGATAGCGAAGCGTATCGGTATCTCGCCTAAAAGATTGGCCTCGGCTTCAACGCCCGCAATCAGTGAAATGATTGCCGAGCATGATTCTAAGGGGATCAGTTCCAAACCCCGCAACAAGGAAGTAGCCAAATGGGAGAAGATACTTGCGGAAGATGGGCTGGCTTCCGGTGCCCGTAAGACTCAGCTTTCCCACGATACGATCCACGGCGGGGGTGAATACCGAGAGCAAGTTGCCCGCGAAACCCAAACATGCCCAGAATGCGGTTCGGGCAAGCTATCTTGGGTTGAAGGGTCCGTGGAAGACAACAGTTGGTTCCTACGCTGCCAGCACTGCGGTACAGACGCAGCAGTAGACTGCGATATGACGGAGGACGAGCAATGAATCTGACCGATTTGAAGAACTCTCGGGACAGAGCATTCTGCGAACAACAGCAGAAAACTTACTCTATCCACTCGACCATCACCATGCCCGAAAAAGTTCTTAAAAATTGGTGCCCGTCTTGCCGAGAGTACAAAGCAGACACGCACTCCCAAGTTACCTGTGCTTTAAGTTCCGCCCACCAGTTGGCGGTTTGACGAAAAATTGAAAAGAAGTCAATCCTATAAGTAAGCTGGTTTTAATTTGAAAAAGTCCCGATGCGCCCGGTGCCACAAAAAGAGACAGACAGAATTGCTGTTCTCAACCGTCTTTGAAGACGTTGATCCAGAAATGTGGGGAACCGAAGGCCCCGTGGAGTTCGATATTGAGCTGTGTTCGGGTTGCCATAAATCCTTTCTGGAATGGTTGACTAATGCGCGTTGAGCAACCAATCTGGGTAGAAGACTACAAGCCCGAACAACTTGCCCGTAGAAATGAACTGATCCATACGAGCAGGAAGACGGCCAAAGAGATTATGGACGCCGATCTAGAAACACTGACCATCGAAGAACTTGACCGTCGAGAACGCTTGATACGATCTGAAGGTTGCTGTGTGGGAACAAATCTTCCCAATCGCCCGTAAATCACGGGCCAGTAGGGGGTCTTGCGGGCTAACAGCCCCGGCCTGAAAAGTCGCCCGAAAAGGGCGACGCATAGGTGCAGACCCCCGAAAGTTTTGTTTTTCAGCCTTACGGCTTTGGCCGTCAATGGCGCAAAGCTAAGGTCGTCGCCCGCGAAGATGCCGACTAAAAAGACACTTCCCGGCAACGGGCGATTCACCGGGTTGGAACCAAGTACGAATATGACGCGGAGCAGGGGAACCTTCGGGTACCGCGAAAATGAATGCCCTGTACCCAAGGTAGCCCGTGAAGAAGTTTCTGCTGCTCGTAGTTCTCGGTTTATCGTTGCCCGCGTTCGCGATCTCACCCGCAATCATTAAGGCGCATAAAGCAAGTTATCAAATCGGGCAGGCAACGATTGCTGAAGGCTCCCGATGTTCCGCCACGGCAATCGGGCCTCACGCGCTATTGACCGCAACGCACTGCGAGCTTCCGACCGACGATCTATACATCCGGGGCGAAGACGGGCCGTTCACGGTGATCGCCCGAATCCGAGACGGGCAAGATCATTCGATCCTGCTCCTGAAGGGTGTGACGTTCGCGGATTACGTCGAAGTAGACCAGAAGTCTTTGCAGGTTACGGACGATGTTTTTACCATAGGGAATCCGGGAGACTGGCAAGACATTTACCAGAAGGGATACGTTGCGGGCCTCAAGGTTGATCGATCAATGGCCGCCGCGATGGGAGAAGGCGAGCCCGATAAAATCCTGATTGATATCCAAGCGTTTCCGGGCGAGTCAGGCGCAGGCATTTTCAATACTTCTGGAATTCTCGTTGCCGTGCTTTCGGGCGATCAGATGCAAACCCGAGAGGGCGTGAGCATGGATTTAGGATTCGTGTATTTTCTGAACTTCAAGCCCGAAGACATTGCCCGAGCTAAAGCGTTCTCAGCCGAGGTTGTAAAATGACCAAGCTTGCGGGATGAATTCTGGCAGTCTATGTTTTAGCGGTTACGGGCGTCGCGGCTTACGAATACGCGGTTATCGAGCGTCTGCAATGGGTGATTCATATTTTGCTAGCGGGCTCGCAGAACTAAAAAATTTATGAACGAATATAAAGATACTATTCTGAAAGACGGGCAAGAAGTGCCTACTCCCTACCGAGGTCCTCGGGCTTCGAACACCCTTGAAACACTTCGCCCGCGAGAGGTAAACGTTCCGCCGCCATTCGGCTTTACGGGCGACCCGTTCCAGACTTACGATCCTGTACAGGAAACGGACAGCCTCCCGTTGCAAGGTCGCGGATTGCCGCCCGAGCAGTACAATCTCTTGCCCGTAGATTGGCCGACAGTCCAAGAAACTCTCGGGCTTCCAAAAGAGTTTGTCGAGCTTTCTCTGACCCAGCGGGTAGAGAACTTGGAAGGTGAAGTTCTACGTCTGCAAGAACAGATGGACGGGTTGCTCGACAGGATCGCCATCCACAACACGAAAAGCAGCCATAAAATATAGTCATGGCCGTTACGATACGAACTTGCGGTGGATTCGGGAATCAAGCATTTCAGTATGCTTTCTCTGTGGCACTTAAGGCCCTCAGTAACGAAGTCCTCCTTGAATGTTCGTGGTTCGATCATAACCCCCAGCGGGCGTATGTTCTGGACCGATTTAATACCAAGATTGAACTTGGGCCGATTCGTGGGCAGTTCGTTCAAGAAGGCAATTTGCGATTTCACCCAGAGTTCCTAAAAAAGTACGATCAAGACATAACGTTTACGGGTTATTGGCAGAATGAAAAATATCTCGTAGGGGTAGAAGATCAAGTTCGGAAAGACCTGACTCTTCGGTACTATCCGAGCGCGAAGTCGTTATCGGTCGCCCGAGAAATAGAAAACAGCGATTCTGTTTTCCTACACATTCGAAGAACGGATACGCTGACTGAGAAGAATCTTGTATACCATGGGCTAGTTCACCCCGATTATTACAAGCGAGCGGCCAGTTATATTGCAACCCGAATCCCTAGCCCGCACTTCTTCGTTTTTTCTGACGACATTGAGTGGTGTAAGCAGAATATCCAAGTCTTTAATTACCCCGTAACTTTTGTAGATCACAACACGACGGGAGTAATTGAGCAACCCGACCACGAAGTACGGAAAACGGATAACGGGACGGAACACGAAGATAATTTTTTAATGCGGCTTTGTAAACACGCCATTATTCCGAATTCGTCTTTCGCGTGGTGGGCCGCATGGCTAAATCCTAGTCCCGACAAAATTGTTGTGGCCCCGCGCCACTGGTTCCCTGCGGGGAGCCCGCATGACGGGTCAGAAATCCCTTGCTCGACTTGGGTTCGCCTATGAGTTACCTAAGCTGGGTTTTTGCATGCAACAATCGCGGATACGGTGGCGACTTCATAGGCCGGACGCAGGCGTGCATCGACAACCTGTTTCTGTTGGCAGCTAAGATCGGGCTTGACGCAGACATTACGTTTGTTGAATGGAATCCGCCCGTAGACGCGCCCCGAGTCGCACACGCTCTGAACTGGCAGCGAAAGACACTGCCCGTAAAATTTATTGAAGTCCCGGAATTGGTCCACAATCTGGTTCCTAACCCGAGACGAGAAGTCTTCTGGGAAATGTGGGCGAAGAACGTTGGCATCAGGCGGGCAACGGGCGAGTACGTGTTGTCCGCGAATCCTGATAATATCTACAGTGAGGCTTTGCTCCTTCGGCTAAAGAATCTTGAGCCCAACGCTTTCTACCGAACGGATAGTTACGATGTCCGAGACGGGAAAGTATTTCAGGTTCATCGGGCTTGTGAGTCGCTCGTCAACGGAAAGCCCAACGGGAATCCGGGATTTGTAAAGCCCGATGTGGAAGGGAAGTTTACGTACCCTCCTCCAATCGGCAGGGTTGAGCCCCTGCACTTCAACAAGTCGGGCGACTTCTTTCTGATGGCCCGAAAGAACTGGTTTGAGATGCACGGGCACCCGGAGCGGGATTACACCGTTACTTCGGACGGCGAGACCGTGTACTTGGCCGCCGCTCGGGGATGGAAACAGATTTACTTACCCGAACCTACGTTCCACCTGAGTCATTCGCATAACGAGCGACATTGCCCGGCGTGGAGCGACGCAACTCCGCACGGAAAAGAAAACGGGCCAAATTGGGGATTCCCGACTTACGCTTTTAAGACGTACGAAATCTGATGCACGAAAACGACTACACGCGGGACTTGGTTGAGTTCTCTCGGTTGGCTGCGGGCGATTCCAGCATCACGCTTAATGCTTTGGATTTTGTTCCGTGTTTGGACGATTCCGGGGTTCAGGTAACGTACAACCACAGATATTTGCTTCACGTGGGTTGGGCCGCCCGAATCTTGGCCGAGACCAAACCCGAAAGCCATTTCGATATCGGGTCGTGTTCGTATTTCGTGACGATTGCCTCCGCGTTCGTAAACATTATAGCTTGCGATATTCGCCCGATGACGATACCACTTCCGGGCATCAATACCGCAGTAGAGACCTTGACTGATCTCCGTTTTGCGGACAATTCTATAGATTCTCTCTCGTGCATGCACGCGATGGAACACGCAGGACTCGGGCGATACGGCGACCCAATTGATCCGTACGGCGACCAGAAGGCCGCCCGAGAATTAAGCCGATCTTTGGCTGCGGGTGGAAACTTGCTGCTAGTCTTGCCCGTTGGACGCCCTAAACTCGCATTCAACGCCCATCGGATTTACTCGTACCAGAAAGTTACGGAGTTGTTCTCGGACTTGCGTCTGAAAGAATTCTCGTTCATTCCGGGTGATTTGCCGTATAGATTCATAAGAAACGCAGACCCCGCGATTACGGCAGATGAAGACGAAGGGGCTGGATGTTTCTGGTTTACAAAGGGATAATCATGGGAACTTACGAAGCATTTCGATTACGGTCTTGGTACGAAAAACTAAAAGTAAGCATGATGTCGCCCGCCGAAGCGCAAGCCTACCACCGCCCGTTATAGTACGGAAAATGGATGCTCGTTCAAATAGAAGGAACTCCGAAGGTTAGCAAGGGCAAGATTTGTCTCGTAACCCCGCCTTCCGGATTTCTTCTCGATCAAAGAGTTTTCGTCAGTCTCGGAATTCTGAAGATCGGCGCGGTTCTTGAGCAAGCGGGCTGGGAAATCGATCACCTGGATTTAACGGGCGTCGCGAACTACGAAGAAGCGGCAGCGGATTATAAAGGCTGCGAGCTATTCGCGATAACGGCAACTACGCCTCAGATTCCCGCAGCAGTTAGAATCAGAAAAGTTCTAAAGGGCAAGACGATTCTTGGTGGCCCGCATCCGACCTTAGTCCATGCGGCGGTAAAACGAGGAAACCAACGGGCGCTCGCCGCCTTGGATTTCCTGATGCAGAACTTCGATACCGTTGTTGCGGGCGATGGCGAGAAATCAATCTTTCGGGCAATCCGTGAATACGGGCTGATTGACGCCGACGATCCGAAATCGGATTTGTGGGTATCTTCGAAAGAATTTTCTGAGTCACCGTTGCCCGCAAGACATTTAGTGGACATGGCTAGCTACCATTACACGGTAGACGGTGAGAAAGCTACGAGCGCGGTGTTTCAACTTGGCTGCCCTTTCGAATGCGGTTTCTGCGGCGGGCGATTCTCCCCGATGCTTCGCAGGATCAGAAGCCGGACGGCGGACAGCGTAGTCGCCGAGATGCTCGCGATCAACGAGAAGTACGGGCTTCGCGGGCTTATGGCCTACGACGACGAATTGAACGTCAACAAGGGTCTAGTCGAGCTTTGCCAGAAGATTAAAGCCACGGGCATTGACTGGCGGCTTCGCGGGTTTGTCAAGGCGGAGTTGTTCAACGAAGAACAAGCGAAGGCGATGTACGACGCAGGCTTCCGTTGGCTGCTCTGCGGATTTGAATCCGCTCACCCGAGAATCCTGAAGAACATCAACAAGAAGGCATCGCTCGAAGATAACACACGGATGCTTCGAACGGCCCACAAGTACGGGCTGAAAGTAAAAGCTTTAATGAGTTTCGGGCATCCGGGCGAGAGCGAAGAAACGATCCTCGCAACCCGTGATTGGCTACTCGCAGAAAAGCCCGACGACTTCGATTGCACGGTAATCACGACGTATCCCGGAACCCCATATTGGGATAACGCGGTATTGGTAAAAGAACCTGTTTACCGATACGAGTTTAACGGCGATGCCCTGTACATGGAAAACACCGACCCGAACGCGGAAGTCGGATACTACAAGGGGAAGCCCGGAGAATACAAGGCTTTCGTCTGGACCGATTATCTCTCGGCTCCTGAGCTTGTCCGGTTACGGGATGAAGTAGAAGCCGAAGTTCGCGGGAAGTTGAATATCCCGTATCCTGCGGCAGGATCGGCAATCCTCTTTGAACATTCGATGGGCCAAGCGTTGCCCGCTAATATTCTTAAAACAGCACGACTATGACCCTACAGACAATAGATTCGGTTCGCGATTATTGGAACGCTCGCCCGTGTAATATCCGGCATTCCGAGTTTCCGACCGACACTTTGGAATATCACTTCGAAGTTCAGGATCGAAAATACTTTGTCGAGCCTCATATTCCGGGCTTCGCCGAGTTCGGAAAATGGACACGAAAAAAAGTTCTTGAGATCGGTTGCGGAATCGGAACGGACGCGATCAACTTCGCGCAAGCGCACGCCGAAGTAACCGCAACAGACCTTTCCAAAGAATCCATCAAGATTGCCCGTAAGCGAGCGGAACTGGCAAACGTCGATATCGATTTCTGGGAAATAAACGCCGAGAACTTTTTCAATAGTCCGGTTAGGGCGAGCGCGTTCTACGATCTTGTTTATGCTTTCGGATCGATTCACCACTCCCCGAATCCTGAAAAGATTTTGCGAGAAGCTAAACCTCTGCTTCGCCCGAACGGAACTTTGAAGCTGATGGTGTACAACAAGTATTCGTTTAAGAGCCTCTGGATTCTGCTGAAGTACGGGCACGGGCAGTTCTGGAAGTTCGACGAGTTGGTCGCCCGATATTCAGAAGCGCAGACCGGATGCCCGATAACTCACGTCTACTCGAAAAAAGAGTTGCGGGCGATGCTTGAGCGAAACGGGTTTCACGTACGGAAAATGTACAAAGCCCATATCTTCAAGTGGGATGTGGAGTCTTACAAGCGTTACGAATACAAGTTAGCTTTCCCTTGGAATATCTGCCCCGATTGGCTGTTCAAAAAATTAGAGGCTTGGCTGGGCTGGCATTGGTTAGTTGAGGCGACGGTATGACAAAGAGTCTGATTTGTGGGGGCGGCGGATTTATAGGCTCGTGGCTCGCGAAGCGACTTAAGACGGACGGGCACTGGGTTCGGGTTGCTGACTTGAAATACCCCGAATATGACGAATCGCCCGCTGATGAATTCTTGATTACCGATCTTCGCGAATATCAGAATTGTTTACGGGCTACTGACGGCGTAGATTTTGTATGGCAGTTGAGCGCGTCAATGGGCGGAATTGGCTGGATCACGTCCCACGTCGCCGAGATTGCTCACGATAACGTGTTGATTAACGCGCACATGCTCGAAGCCGCCCGAGTAAACAAAGTCAAAAAATATCTGTACTCATCTAGCGCGTGCATCTATCCGGCGGGCAAACAAGATGATGCTAATGTTTCTCCTCTGAAAGAGGAAGATGCTTTTCCTGCTGACCCTGAACCCGGATACGGATGGGAAAAGTTGTACTCTGAGCTTTTGACGGGTTACTACGGAAAAGACTATAATCTTGATGTGCGTATAGTTCGGTTTCACAATGTTGTGGGTCCGCTCGGAACTTGGGACGGCGGAAAAGAAAAAGCCCCCGCAGCAATTTGTAGGAAGATCGCGCAAGCCGAAGATGGTGATACAATTGATGTCTGGGGCGATGGCGAACAGACCCGTTCGTTTATGAACGTTCGAGATTGCTGCGAAGGTCTTGTACGGTTAATGGATTCGGATTATCATTATCCTCTCAACCTGGGAACCGACGAACTCGTGACGGTTAATCAGTTGGTCAGCAGGGTCGCTCGAATATCCGGCAAGACGATCAACACTCGGCACGACCTTTCTAAACCAACAGGGGTGCGGGGAAGAAATAGTTGCAACGACCGGATCAAGGAAGTTCTCAGGTGGTCGCCCGAGATTACTCTGGACGAGTCCCTTCAAGAACTTTATCCGTGGATCGAACAACAGGTGATCGCCCGCAATGGTTAGTCGAATCGGCATCATCGGTGCAGGTAAGCTCGGGAGTCCGATGGCGGTCGCGCTCGCGTCCAGGGGCTTCGAAGTTCTGGTCTGCGACGCTGACCCTGAGAAAGTCAAAGCAATAAACTTCGGCATTGCGCCCGTATCCGAAACCGGATTGCAAGAATTACTGACCGAGAACAAAAGCCGCCTTCGGGCGACCACGAGTATTTCCGAAGCAGTCCGTTTTGCGGACGTAACTTTCGTAGTCACCGCGACGCCGAGCAATCCTGACGGGCGGTTCTCCTTGGAATACATCTTGCCCGTATGCGAAGAAATCGGGCGAACGTTGGCGAAGTCGAAGCCCGCATTCCATCCCGTAGTCATAACGAGTACCGTTATGCCTGGAGATACCTGGGGCCCGATTCGTGAGACTCTTGAGAAATATAGCGGGCGAAAATGCGGGGAAAGTTTCGGCCTCTGTTATAATCCCGAATTTATAGCCCTTGGGTCGGTTATTCGAGACTTCTTAAACCCAGACTTTGTGCTGATCGGCGCTAGCGACCCATTAACCGAAGCCCGAGTCAGTTCGGTGTACGAGAAGATTTCGGACGCACCAATCGCCCGAATGTCGATTCAGAATGCCGAAGTTACAAAGTTGGCCGTAAATAATTTCCTGTGCATGAAGATCAGCTACGGAAATATGTTAGCGAGAGTTTGCCAGAATATCGCGGGCGCAGACTGCGATGTTGTTTCCGAAGCCATTGGGCTGGATAGTCGAATCGGAAAGAAGTTGTTGAAGGGCGGAACGAGTTACGGGGGTCCGTGCTTACCGAGAGATACGCGGGCGATGGCAACGCTCGGGCAAAGTTTCCCTCTTACCATCGACGCTTTCAATCGGGCACAGATTTTATACTTGGCGGATGTTGTGGAAAAATTAGGCAAGGACAATGTAGTCCAAGTTCTTGGATGGGAATATAAGATTGGTTCGGGCTTGCTGGAAGAATCGGCGGGCGTCGCGCTTGCTAGAGAGCTACAGAAAAGAAAGATTCCGCAGAACAGCAGTTGGCCGCTCGAACTTCCCGATCCAGACGTATTTGTGGTCATGCTGCCCGATTCGAAATACAAGGAAGAAAATTTCTCGGGCAAAACCGTGATCGATCCTTGGCGATATCTGAAACACTTAGCCGAGGATTCGACTGTCAAGTATATCCCCTTGGGCATAGGGCCTTGCGTAGCTTAATCGCGGTCGTCACTTGTCGCGCTCTCGCGTATCCGAAACATGAGTTACACGCGCATCTCGCGGGCGCGAACGACAGAATCCAGACGCTTCTGTCTACTTGGTACGGGGATTGGCTCGCGAGATTTGCGGGCAAGATTGATTTGCAGTTCTTTGTCGGGCGCGGTGACGGTGAAGTAAATCTCCCGCGCTATATCGAGCTTGATGCTCCCGACGACTACGCAGGCTTGCCCGAAAAAGTTCGAAAGATGTTTGAGTTCGCCTTGCGTTCGGGCTACGATCACGTACTCAAGGCCGATGATGACGGCTACATAAATTTCCGCAAATTCAAGATCGTAGAAGCTGACTACGCGGGCATCCGAAAGCCCGGAGATTATGCGGGCGGCGGCGCTTATTGGCTGTCGCGTCGCTCGATGGCCCACGTTGCTGAAGATGGGATCGATGATTGGGCGGAAGATCGCGGCATCGGAACTTTGCTCGCAAAGCATGGAATCCGGTTAACGGATATTCCGTACATTCAGCCGGGGCGAGGAATTGCAGCCGAATACGGGCATGGTTGTTCGTGCCCCGACGCTGCCTGCATCGAAAAAAGATCGAAGCCCGTATGGGAATATTTTCCTGATGCTGCGGTGATTACGCAACTCTCGCCCGAACAAGTCCGAGCATGCCATAAGTTCTATACGGAAAACGGATAAATGTTCATCTACATAATTCACTGCCTGATAAACGGGAAATATTATGTCGGGCAGCACGGCGGGGCGAATCTGCAAAAATATCTCCGCCAAAAGTTCATCGCTGCTCGTCGTCTCCCGCAAGCCAAGAATCATCTATATCGGGCGCTGCGGAAATATCCATTTGAGAGTTTCATTATTGAGCCCTTAGTTTCTGATATCAAATCTTTTGAACAACTTGATAGCTTAGAAATGTTGTGGATCGCCGGTCTAAATGCCAGAGACGACTCCGTGGGGATGAATATAGCACTCGGCGGAACCGCCCATATTCGCGGAATGAAGGCATCTGCGGAAACTAAAAAGAAGTTACGCGACTCGCATCTTGGACAGCCCGGATATTGGACGGGAAAGAAATTTTCAGAAGAGTTTCGTAAGAAATTAAGCGAGGCTCATATCCGGAACCCTCCGCCGTCTCCTGACTTGAAATGGTGCAACAAAGAGCAGAAGTTCGTTGACCTAGAAGAATTTCACGATAGCGTTAAAAAGAAGGCGAGCGGATACTGCAAGAAATGCATGAGCGAATATGCTAGAACCCGCCGAGCAAAAAGTTCTTCTAGCCCTAACAACTTGCCGGAAATACCAGTATGCGCCGGGAGACCAAGTAGCCCACAAAAACGGTTTTCAGACCCAACGCTCGGAAGCAGTTTATGAAACTTGGTATCAAACTTGGGAGCAGAAGTTTCAAGATAAAGTAGATTTTAAGTTTTTCGTCGGACAAGGGCCTGAACAAGTTAATCTCCCGAATTTAGTTGAGCTGGACGCTCCGGATGGATATTACGACTTACCCGCCAAGGTTAAATCAATTTTCAAATGGGCCGTGGATCGAAATTACACCCATGTAGTTAAAATTGATGATGACGTGGTGATGCGGATCAGTAACTTCCTGAAATTCTTCCAGCCCGTTGATTACTGCGGATACGAACTCGAAAGCAACACTTCGAAGTGGGCGAGCGGCGCGGCTTATGTTATCAGTCGTCGGGCGATGCAGTTGATAGTGGATACGCCTTGGGACCCGACATGGAATAGCGCGGAAGATCAGGCCACGGGTAGGATTCTGGCCGCCAACGGTATCCCTTTGGTGCATGACCCGCGATATCTCTGTTGTTCTTGCCCGGAATGTTTTCGGCGGTATGGTTTGGAAAATCTCATAACCATCCATACAACGAAACCCGAGATGATGTACGAGCTTCATACGAAATTGGCTGGTTAAGACTCTATAATTTTCTGGAGGCAATCATGCCAAATATAAGTTCCGTTACACCCGCCGCTTTGATCCCAACTGCGAGAACCGCATCGCCCGCAGCGGCATCCAGCACCGCGAACCCGAATTTTCCCGCGACAATTATTACCTGGTCACTCCCGAACACGCCCGTGACTCCGCAGGTTCAGTCAAGTCAGTCGTTTTCAACGACGCAAGGGCAAGTATTCGCAGATTTTGCTAGCGGGCAGATTGTCACTCCTGCGGGCGATATCACTAATTCTCCGTTGGGCTATGCCCTCGTCGAGGGTTCGCCCCATAATAACGACTGAAAATGTATTCGCTATTCTGTGACGGATCGTCCAAGCACGGTACGGGCTATTTCGGGTACGTCCTGTTTAAGGACAAGATTGAAATAGATCGCGGCTGGGGGATGATCGGGCAAGGTATTAAGCCTAAAGTCGCGGAGAAGTACGCGATCTGCTACGGTCTGGATTCCTTCGTACGGAAAATGGATTGTACCTGCCCGCTAAAAGTTTTCGGTGACGCTAAACAAGTCATCGAATCGGTTGATAAAGATTCTGATATACGTCTTCGAACTGAAACTATTCGGGGGCTCGGAGTGCCCGTGGAATTCAAATGGATTTCCCGGAACTCTAACACATTGGCGAACGATCTAGCCAGAAAAATGATCGAATATTTTCGGATCGCTGACAAGGGCCCGAAAATCGAAAGGTAGCTTATGTCTTTTGTACAGAATCAGGCTCCAGTTCTTTTTAGCGCGATGACTTCCGCTTCGGGCACTTCTGCCCAGTTGTGGCAGGTTAGCGCCAACGGCGTAACGCAGGGTTTGACTGCGGGCAACTTCAACCTCGTGTCGGGTCCTTCCAATAACCTAAACGGTCGTCGGTTTAATATCACCTACGGTGGGTGGGTTAAGGCACACGGCGCGACTCAGGAAATTGCTTTTGGCTTGCAGATTTTCCCGTACAATACTTCGGTTTCGGGCGGCCCGACCGTCAGCGGCACCAACACTTTCACCGCCGTGAACTCCGGAGTTTTGGCTGCCGGAACTTTCTACGATTACATTGTCAGCCAGGATTTCTTCGGCGAAGCTAACGCCAATACTCTGACTTGCTTTGCTCCCTCGGTGTACGTGGGCGGATCGCAGGTTGTGATTGCCAGCGTTGCGTCGGCGATTACCGTGGCGTTTAACGTTGCGTCGCAGACTGAGCCGATTACGGGCGAGAACAACACCACGGATTATCCGCTGGCGAATTTCACCCCGACGTTTGCTAACACTGTTTCGGACACTACCGAGACTTTGCAGTTGACCACGTTCAGCTTGACGTTAGTGTAGGATAACGGGCGGGTGTAAAAGCCCGCCCAATTCCAAAGGAAAAATTATGGCGAGAAAAAAGGGTGACTACGGAATCGGCGCAGCGAGAAAAGGGAAGACTCATATCGCAAGTTATGAGAAGAAAACCAACTTCGCGAGCGCAGGAACGAAACGTGCTGGAAACCCGATGTACCAGGATGGTCGCGGGCAACAGCAGAGCGGAATGAATCCCGGTTACGCGGGCGGAACTGATTCAGGCGCGATGGGGAATATTCCCGAGTAGTACGGAAAACGGATTGACAATGAATCTTGTGGAATCCCAACAGGAAATGTTGGAACGGGAGAAAGTTGCCCGAAAGAAACGCAGGCAGAGAGCGGGTTCGAAACGAAAACGGACCCGCACGTCTGTCAAAACTTTGCTCGTAAATCTTGCGGAGCACGCTAAGGCTTCGGGTAAAGTTCGGGCGTGGGCAATTCAGCAACTTCTGCTGCTTGGCGGAAAGCCCGTACAGCCCTTCGAGGAATCTTATGACGAACCAGAATCAAAGCCCGAATCCGTTCCCGCCTTCCGAGGAGCCGATTTGGGACGCCCTGAAAGTGGGCTATCCGTGGGTACTGGAAACTGAAGGTTTGGACCCAAACGATACCCACATCAACGGGCCCTGCGTAGAGTAAATTTGCTCGAAAGCGAAAGCGGCGGGCAGGAGATAAAATGTGCCATCCCACCGTACGCTCAAGCGTCTCTACAACGAGTACAACCGCAAATATTTCTCGGGCAAACTTCCGAACATAGAAGTTAATTTCATCACGCCCGGGCAGATGAAAAAGTTCTTCGGGCTCAATCGGGCGACTTGCGCGGTGACCTGCTTCAAAGAAGGAACCACGGAGCCCGTAGCGATTTACATATCCCGCAATTTCCTCAAATGCTGGCGGTACGTTCGGGCTGATTTACTTCACGAGTGCGTTCACGTCGCGCACCCCAAAGCTGACCACGGAAAAGTCTTTCAGGACGAGATGAAGCGACTGGCGTTGCGCGGGGCATTCGAAGACGTGTGGTAGTACGGAAAACGAACAATGAAGGAAATTTATTCGCGGCTATACATAGGGGGTGATCCAGATTACCTCAAGGTTGCGGATGATCCTGATTGGCGGGTTTTGCGGGCGACTAAAGAAGGCGAAGGCGGGCACCGCTCGCTGCTCGGATACACGGAAAGAGCCGCCCCGCTGGGAAAAGATTACCTGCACGCTAAGAAAGGGCGCGTCCTCGCGCTGAACCTGATCGATGCCGATTCTGCTGATTATATACCGAACGCTGCGCTTGATACGGGCCTTGATTACATTTCTGAGAGTCTTCGTCTAGGGCACAAAGTTCTCGTCGCTTGTAACAGGGGTGAATCGCGGGCCCCGTCTCTCGGATTACTTTGGCTGGTACAGAACGGAAAGTTGCCCGCAAACTTCAGCCAAGCACTTCGGCAGTTCAAAAGTTTATACCCCGACTACGACCCTGCGCCCGGAATTAGACAGGCAGTCAAAACTAGAATTTCTAAGGTGAAACATGGCAGGTAACCCGATTCAGTCCCTACTTCCGAAAGACCCGACTAGCACGCCTATCGGCACCGAACTTAATGAACGGGCGAAGATGCAGCAGTCGGCGGTCGATGCCTTGAAGCCTACGGGCGCTCCAGCCCCTAAAGGCACGGCGATGAAGCCCGTAAACAGCCCGATGGACAAAACTAAGTCTCAGGGCCCGTACGGTTCTGGCAAAGGTGAAAAGCGGATCGATGTCAAGGACATGGTAAAGCCGTTGGGACAGATGCACGACGGGGGCACCGTACCTAAGACTGGCCCGTACATTATGAAGGAGGGCGAGAAAGTTCTGACGCAGGGCGACCACGCCAAGCTGAAATCAGCGATGGGACTTGCTCATTCCGTCCTGGCCGACGCTCCGGATGCAGAAGTCCAGCCGCCCAAAGTTATTCGGGCGATGCACATTCGCAAAGCTTCGGACGGGTCGCACGTTATTGAGCATCACCACGTTAATTTCTCCCACCCGATGGAAGAACATACGGCCAAGAACATGGACGAACTCCACGACCATCTGGAGCAGCATTGGGGAGAGCCAAACGACGGCGAACATGAAAGTGAAAACGATGAAGACGGGTCACCCGCAGTAGTGGCAATGCAGAAAGACTTGGGGTACAAGAAATAATGGCGGGCGAGTTACCCTGTTACAAATGCGGCCTAAATCCTCGGCGTAGTTTGAATCATTCATACTGTCGAGAATGCCACAACGCAGAGCAGCAGAAATACATAGCCCGCAATTTAGACAAGGTTAAGGCTTCTCGGAAAGCATCTCGATTAAACAACATCGAGAAGTACAAATCCAGAGACCGGGCCACTTCTCGTACGATTGAGGGGCGGTATCGGCTAGCCAAAAGTCAGGCTAAGCGTCGGGAAATAGAGTTTGCCCTCTCGTTCGAAGAGTACGCCTTTCTAGTAAGAAACAACGCTTGCCACTATTGCGGCAGCGGGCTTCCCGAAACGGGCTCGGGGCTAGATCGTAAGGACTCTGCTGTCGGATATCTCAACACCAATTCGGTTCCTTGCTGCTTCACTTGCAATACTATGAAAAATGCGTTTCTTACGTACGAGGAAATGCTCTTGGTTTGGAACCACAGGAAAAACAAAAATGGCAAGAAATTCGCTGCATCGGGCGGCATTTAAGGTTAGACGAGGCGGACTTCATCAGTGGGCGCGTAGGCACGGATGGTCTGGGAAAGATTCCGATCCACTGCCCGAAAGCATCAAACACGCCGCTGCAAACTCAAACGTGAAACATACCGCCAAAATGGGGCAGTTCGCTTTAAACTTCGGCGGTAAATAGTACGGAAAACGAATTTAAGGAGAAGTCATGCACTACATTATCGGAGCAATTGTTGGATTTATCGTCGGCGTATTTACCCCCGGCGTAACGAAATCGGTCAAAGCAGCTTTCAGCGCGGACGCCAAGAAGGGTGTTTCGCTCGTTGACGGGGAGATTGCGGCGGCCAAGAAAGATATTGCCGCCGAAGCAAAGAAACTGTAATTAGGTTTTCGTGCTGTACGGAAATTAGGCTATTGTACGGAAAACGAACTGGAGAACGAAAATGAGTGAATACATTCAAGAGACGGGTTGGCCACAAATTCACGGGCAAGAATCGTCGGTCAAATTTACGATCCAGAGTGGCCCGATTAAAGAATTCGGAGTTAACGGCTGCCAGATTGACGACGTGATTATCTGGGCCAAGGAAAAGATCGAAGGCTTCAATAAAGCTTTCCCGTGCCGCGAGAATTCTCTTGTGATTACGAAGCTCGAAGAAGCCCTGCTTTGGTCCTTGAAGCGCAAACTTGACCGTGAAAAACGCCAAGTTGAGGGTTTGAACAAGGCGTAGCCCGTAAACTAAATGCAAGCTCTGACCGATAAACAGAAAGACGATCTAGCCCTTTACTGGACTAAGTATCGGTATCAGGTTCAGGCAGAGTACGGGCACGATCTGATTAAAGACGGGCTTGCGCTTCGGCATCGGTGCCAGACGGACGGTTACTGGCTTGCCCGAGAGATTCTCGGGTATCGGCAGTTTGCGGATTGCCATCGGGAACTGTTCTCAACGCCCGAAAAAGAAGGCTTCTTCGTTCTCAAAGACCCTTCGGCCAAGAGTTTTAAAGTATTTGCGGAGTTTGATAAGGGTCTTCACGACCGCTTGTTGTTCCTCCCCCGAGGCGGGTTCAAATCGACTGCCGATATTGTCGATTGCGTCCAATGGGTTCTGTGCTGGCCTTCGATACGTATCAACATTATGACGGGTACGGTCTCGCTCGCTGAGGAATTCACGGGCGTGATTAAAGGACACTTCACGCTGGAGGCCATTGAGGACAAAGACCAGAAGAAAGCGTGGGAAGGCCCGTACGAGATCGGTAACCCGAAAGTATTCGATGCGGATCACGAATTTGCGGGCAAGCTGCGGCTTATCCAAATCTTGTTCCCCGAGCACTGTGAATCGAAGCCTGGAGAACAGCCTGAATGGATAACGCCCGCCCGAAAGTCCAAGGATATTGCTGGACCCACGATTCGCGCCACGTCGCTCGGGAAGAACACGACTGGTACTCACACCGATCTTTTGAAGATCGATGACGGAACGACCGCCGAGAATACGCAGAACAAAGATCGGATCGCGAGCATCAATCGCGAAATTGCCATGGCCCGAAAGTTGTGCGAGCCGTACGGGTACAAAGACAGAATCGGTACGCCGTATCACCAAGACGATAACTTAACGGCCACGGTCAAGGACGAAGAAAAACGGGCTCGGAACGGGCAGCCCGCGATGGTCAAGGTCTTGGCGCATCCGGCAGGAATCATCAAGCCGGAGTTTGAAGATAGAACGCCCGACTTGCTCGAAGACCACATGATTACTCTGTGGTTCCCCGAGCGGTTAACATTGTCTGTTCTCAAAACGGAGTACGCGGAAGCCAACAAGACGGGCGATACTGCAACGTACTACAGCCAATTTTTCCTTGACCTGAACAAATCGTTCGAGACCAAGTTCCGTCGCGAATTGATGGTCGCCCGAACAGTTGATACGCTTCCACAACAAGGAATTACTTTTGAAGCCTGGGACTTGGCTTATAGCGAGCAAAAGGGTGCGAAATATACGGTTGGAATCGCGGGGCTATTCACGTCGTCCGGGATTTACATTATCGACATGGTTCGCGGGCGATTTGGGGAATATGAACTTCCGGGCGTCATGGCGAGTTTCGCGCACAAGTGGAAACCACGCCGCGTGGCTGTCGAAGATTCGATGGGTGCCCGATGGTTAAGCTCGGAAATCCGCCGCGAGATGGAACGCTTCAGAATCATCGTTCCGTTTGAATTCGTATCGCTCGGGAAGGGTTCGAAGGCTAACAGCAAGGAAGTCAAGGCGAAGCCTGCATGCCGATTGCTTGGTGACGGGCGCTTGTACTTCTGGAAAGCAATGGCGGGCCTTGAAGAACTCTACAACGAGCTTGAGGCGTTCCCTAAAGGGACGTTTACGGACATTGTTTGTAGCCTGAGCCTGCTCGTGAACCACTTCCAGAATTTCGCAGAGACGCAGCCGATGTTGCCCGTAAATGTTACGGACAGAGTTGAAAGACTTCGACGAGATTTAATTTACGGGCTTGGGCCGTTCGCGAAGCAAGTTGAAGACGGGCAAGTGCTGGCGATGCAGGGCGGGATTCCTCAAATGCCGGATCGTGATCCCATCGCCGACGCGGGACTTTATTAATACGGAAAACGGATAATTCATGGCGCTAATCCCCACAGAGGGCAACCCGAACAAAGTTCTCGTCGCGAACGATTTCACCAGCCAAGGTGATCTCAAGACCGCAGAGGATACAACTGCCCTTGTAGTTGGGTGCGCCGTAATTGACGAAGCGTTTATTCAAAGCAAACAATGGGCACTTTTATGGAGAGATTCTGATCTTCTATTTCAAGCGCCGCGCCCCCTGACTGTGTTCGAAAATTCATACACCTTAGAGCCTAACGTGCAGAGGTTCACCGTGGCTAAGGTGGTGAATTCGGTTGTCCCGAAGCTATATGCCGGGATATTTTTCGAGGACCCCCCGATGGTTCTTCGCCCGCGCCCCGGCACGTCACAAAAAACTGTAGACGAAAAAACTACGGTCATGTCTGTGATGCTGGACGAATGTAATTTTAAGCGAGAAGTAAAATGGGGTTTGGAACAGTTTTGTTTCCTTGGCACGGGCATTTGGAAATGGGGGATTAAGCGGGTCACAAAAAAGATTCCCCGCCGTATAACAAACTCCGTCAAAACTTCCGACTCTGCGGGCGGTTCCGAGACAATTCATTCCGATGCTCCTCCCACAATTAAGTGGACTGAAAGAACTTGCTACATTCCTTTCTTTGAGTCTCGGCCATTAGGGAATGTCTTGATCGATGCAACTTTGGACGTAGGGGATATCCGAGAAGCGAAGCACGTAATCGACCGCCGCTTCCTGGATTTCTACGCTCTAAAAGACTTGAAAGACGCTAACGTCGATGAGAATGGAAAGCCGCTACCTGGGTGGACTTGGGGCGCGTATTGGTCGGACGATAAATTAAAAGAACTCTGGGCCCCTCCTATGGAAGCGTCGATGACGCCTAGCACTTTACGAACGGATCAGACGAACACTACGGTTGGAGTTGTTCACCACGCGCAAGAGAAGACGATTATTTCGAGCAACGACCCGCTGGCGCAAGAGCTTGAAGTTCTGGAGTACGTTGACAAGAAACGAAAGATCATCGTCGTCAATCGCAAGATCACAATTTACAGTGCGGAAAACGAATTCAAGAAGATCAATTTCTTGTCCGCCAACTGGTGGAATCGCCCGAAAGCCTTCTACGGCATGGGCATCGGCCTTACGGTCGGGCAAAACCAGCGTGTCGATCAAGGCACGATCAACTCGATTCTCAAGATTCTGAGTTTTGGCGTTAACCCGGTGTATCTGCGGGCAAGAGATTCTAATAGCCCGACGCAGATGATCCGCACTTCTATCGGAAAGATCGTATCTGTCGATGGCGAAGTGGATAAGGCGTACAAATTACTCGAACAGCCGAAAGTGCCCGCAGAAACCTGGGCCGCGCTACAAAATTCTGAAGCCAATACCGAGAGCACGACGGGCGCTGATCAAGCTCTGGTGCAGGGTTCTTCTGCTGGCCCTCGTAACGGAATGGGGCGCTCGGCTACGGGCGCTAATAATCTCGCTCAAGCGTCCGCCACGCGGCTAGATGGCCCTCTGGACGCTTTCTTGGATCAAGTGTTCCTTCCTTGGCTGTATATTCTAGACGAACTTATTTTCACGTACCTGTCGGATAAAGAGATAAAGGACATTCTAGGCGACGAGTTGGGGAAAGACTATCTGGCGTCTTTCGACCAAGATGTTGATCCCGCCGATCCTAATAAAACAATAAAAGTAGACGGGATGCAGGAATATCACAACGGCAAAGTAACCTTCGAGGTACTCGCGGGCGCTAGCTTGTCAGCAAAAAAGACTATGGCGCAGAGCCTAGTCCTGCTCGAACAGTTCTTGGCAAACCCGCAGTTCTTGGAATTCTTGGCTGACCAAGGTTACTACGTTGACCAGTTGACGCTGCTCGATATGGTTATGATGGCGAGCGACTGGAAAGATCGCCGCGACTTGATTAAGCCATTGACTCCGCAGATGGAAGCCCGTAGACAACAGAAACTTCAGCAGCAACAGCAAGGCCCGCTACAGACACAGATGCAGCTTAACGATCAAAAAGCTCAACTGAAATCTCAGCAGGCGGACGAAGATACTCAGGGGCGTATTAAACGCGACCTCATGAGGTTCGCTGTAGAATCTTCGGCCCGTTCCGAGGAAACCGAGGGAACGCCGGGGGGCGTGGGTTTTGGTGACGTGGCGTAGTGTGGTATAATAAAAGCGGATGCAAGCGACTCCAATAATTATTACGGGCGATGGGGCCTACAAGGAATGTATAGGCTGCGGTGATTTCAAGCCGTTGCTAGATTTTCCCCGAAGCGCAAGGACCGCATCCGGCAGAAATTATAGGTGCAAGCCTTGCTACAGCGCTCGCTCGATTAACGGGCTGTCAAATGCTGAATACCGGAAAAAGTGGCGGGCTGCTAAACCCGCCCCAATTGATGATAATCAGATAATTGTTACGGCGGCGGGTAACTTCAGGATTTGCAAGCGGTGTAATGAAGTTGAATCTACCAACGATTTCTATGCGACCCGCTTAGAATGCAGAAGTTGTACTATCGCTAAAACCGCTGCTTACGCTGCCAAAAACCAAGACATCGTTGCAGACCGAGCCACTAGATACCGCCAAACTCCGAAAGCTAAAGAATTACAACGAGCACGGTATATTGTGTGGCTAGAGAAACACGGCAGCAACGCCCATTCTTTGGCAGTCGCCTCTTGGCGAAAGAGTAATCCCGAAAAGGCTCTGCGAAACTCTCGCAAATATGTCCTGACTCGGAGAGCGCGATTAGCAAACGCGCCTGGTATATTTGATTACGATGCTTGGATGAAGAAAGTTGATTATCACGGATGGAAGTGCTTTTACTGTCCTAAGATTCTTACTCCAAAAACTCTGACGATAGAACATCGCAAGGCGCTGTCTAAGGGCGGTTCCAATTGGACTGCAAATCTCGTGCCAGCTTGTAAATCTTGTAATAGCAGTAAAGGGGTTAAAGCATGGCAGGAGAAATGAAAGGACAAGATGGTACGCGGGTCTCGGGGTTTGTCCGCGCCTCGGAAAATCCCCAGCCTAGAAATTGCGGAAACTGCGTGTGGTATAAGGATGACGAATCGTGCGGCAACCAATTGGTCGTGCTTGACCCGGAAGTTCCCAAGAATGCCGACGGGCGGGCTAAAGTAGACGCAGATGACTGCTCCAACGGATACCAAAGCCGAAAGTCAGCGATCATCTACGCGGTTCGCCACGGGGAAACGAACGGGAACAAAGATAAGCTATTTCGAGGGTGGATCGAAGTTCCCCTGAATGCTACGGGCAAGAAAGAAGCTCAGGCGGCCCGCGAATACTTGTCCGATAAAGGTATCAAGCGGGTATTCTGTTCTGATCTCGGGCGAGCACAAGAAACTGCTAAACTTGTACTACCGAGTGTCAAAGCTGAGAAAGACCCGACGCTTCGCCCGTGGGACGTAGGAATGTTTTCGGGCAAGTCGCGAGAGGATACGCAGGAAGCTTTCAATCACTATATCGACAACCCTGACGAACCGATTCCAGATGGCGAAAGCCTGCGGGAGTTCGCGAAGCGTCAGACCAAAGCGATTAAACGCTACATCAAAGAAGGACAGGAAGACGGGCCGATCCTGCTAGTATTCCACAGTTCGAATTGCATCCAGCTAGAAAAGCAAGTCGAGGGCAAGGATGAACTCGGGCGACCAGAAGACACCGACCGCGTATTGCCCGGAGGAATTATGTGCATCCTTGATGAAGGCGAGCACGGCGGCCTAAAAGCAGAAGTTGTGTTTGGAGAAGCCAAAGAGCAGCCCGCCAACTACGGTTCGTAACGAAACCCCCTAAATAAAGGGGTTTTGTGCAAGAAAATACGGAAAACGGATAAGACACTAATGAACGCAGCTAGCTATCGCCCGTCAGATACCGAAGTCCAGCAATTGATGTCCGCAGTTCAGATGCCCGGATTCGAAGTCCTGAAACGAATCCAACTCGGGGAGATCGACCAGTTCCAATTGGACTTGATGCAAGTGGACCCGACAGACAAGGATTACGAATCCCAGGTTCGGGCGAAGCACAACTTGGCCTTGGCCG